TTGATGTTAGTGTATTGTCTGCTGCAATACGTGCTGTTTGTTCTGCTGTGATGTTTGTTTGTAGAACACCTTCAGCCGCTGTTGCACGTGTTACTTCGTCGTTGATTGCAGTTGTGTTTGAGTTAACAGTTGATAGTATACTACCATCTGCTGCTTGGAACGCTGCAACGATCTCTGTTAGAGAATCTAGTGCTTCTGCATCAACGTTTGATACGATGAAGTCGATCTGGTTTTGTAGGTTTGTATCTGCTGCCGCACGGTCGATTAGCTCTTGAGCTAGGTCGCCTGATACGAGGCTGATACTTGTTGATAGTGCTGTGTCTGCACTTGCACGTGTTGATTGCTCTGCTGTAATAGCTGCTGACAATGCTCCTTCTGCGTTTTCTGCACGAAGTACTTCGTTTGAAATAGCTGTTGCATTTGCGTCATCACCTGCAATACGAGCTTCTTCTTCAGCTTTTAGAGCTGTGTCTAGTTTCTTGTCTGCATCTTTTAGTGATGTTGCTGTAGCAATGTAGTAGCCACCCGCTGTGTTTGTTTCAGCATCGAAAGCACCAATTGCTGTGTATGTGCCGTTAGCATTTAGACCTGCACCTGACTGTGTTGCTGTCATCTCTGTTTCTACAACTGTTAGACGACCGTCTAGTGCTGTGTCTGCACTTGCACGTGTTGTTGCTTCAGCGTTGATAGCATTCTGTAGGTTTGTATCTGCTGTTGCACGTGTTGTTGCTTCGTTAGTGATGTTTGTTTGTAGTACACCGTCTGCTGCTGTACGTAGTGATGCTTCTGCTGCTACTGATGTATCAGTATATGCTTTTGCGTCTACTTCAGCTTGGTCTGCATATGCTTCATAAGCTGCTGTAATCGCTACTTCACGTGTATCTGTGTACGCATTTGCACTTGTTAGTGTTGCTGCGTCACCGTCGATGTGGTGCTGGTGCTCTGCTGAAATAGCTGCAATACGTGCTGCTGTTTCTGTTGCAACAATACCATCTGCATATGAGTTTGCACTTGTTAGTGTTGCTGCATCGCCTGCAATACGTGTTGTTGCTTCTGCATCAATGTTAGCTTGTAGAGTTGTATCAGCATTTGTACGTGATGTTACTTCTGTAGCTAGGTTTGCTGTTAGTGTAGCGTCTGCTGCTTTATATGCTGTATCAACTGCTTTTAGTGCTGAGTCTAGTAGCTTGTCAGCATTTGCTAGTGATGTAGCACCACCGATGTAGTGACCACCAGTTGCGTTTGTTTCAGCATCATAAACACCAATTGCTGAGTATGCACCACTTGTACTTAGACCTGAGCCTGTTTGTGTTGCATCTAGTTCAGCTTGTAGTGATGTTACTGCTGATGCAACAATACCGTCTGCATATGTGTTAGCATCTGATTCTGCTGTGTCAGCATATGCTTCTAGTGCTGCGGTTAGTGCGTTGTCTGCTGCAATACGTGCTGTTGTTTCGTTAGAAATAGCTGTTGTGTTTGCTGCGATTGATGTGTTTTGTGTAACTTGGCCAGCTTCGATTGTTGTTAGACGACCTTCTGCTGAATCCATTTCACCTTCTAGTGTTGTTACACGTGTACTGTTTGCAGTAATTAGATTTTGTAGACTTGAGTCTGCTGCTGCAAATGCATCACCGACCTCTTTTAGTGTGTCTAGTGCTTCGTCTGCACCGTTAACTAGGTTTGTGATAGCTGTATCAGTGTATTGTTTTGAAGCATTTAGAGTTAGCAAATCTTCTTCACTACGATCTAGTATCTCAGTTGCTAGTCCTGCTGCTACTGTGTCAATATTAGCTTGTAGTGTTGCTTCAGCGCCTGTTGCACGTGTTACTTCGTCTGAAATAGCTACTGCGTTTGCACTGTCAGCAGCAACACGAGCGCCTGACTCTGCTTTTAGTGCTAAGTCTAGTAGTTTGTCTGCATTTGCTAGTGAGGTAGCACCACCGATGTAGTGACCACCAGTTGCATTTGTATCAGCATCATAAACACCAATTGCTGAGTATGCACCACTTGTACTTAGACCTGCGCCTGTTTGTGTTGCTGTCATCTCTGTTTCTACACTTGTTAGACGACCGTCTAGCGCACTATCACCAGCGATGCGGTTAGCAATCTCTGTTGTTAGGTTTGCAGCATTTGTAGCAATTGCTGTTGCGTTTGTTGCAACGTTTGTTGTTAGAGTAGCATCAGCATTTGTACGTGCTGTTACTTCGTTATCAATTGCTGTCTGTAGTGCTGTATCTGCTGCTGCACGTGTTGTTGCTTCAGTTGTGATGTTTGTTTGTAGAGTTGTATCTGCACTTGCACGAGCATTTGTTTCAGTTGTTAGTGCTGAACTTAGTGCGTTGTCGCCTGCGATACGATCTGAAACTTCTTGTGCTAGGTTTACTTCTAGATCAGCAATATCACTTTCGTTTACAGTTACACGGCCAGTTAGTGCTGTTGCTGCTAGTATGATTGTTGTGTCTGCTGCTGCACGTGCTGTTGCTTCTGCATCAATGTTAGCTTGTAGTGTGTTGTCAGCGTTTGTACGTGCTGTTACTTCAGTGTCAATAGCTGATTTTAGTGCTGAGTCTAGTAGTTTGTCAGCGTTTGCTAGTGATGTCGCGCCGCCGATGTAGTAACCACCAGTTGCGTTTGTGTCAGCATTGTAAACACCAATTGCGGTGTATGTACCTGTTACACTTAGACCTGCACCTGCTTGTGTTGCTGTCATCTCTGTTTCTACACTTGTTAGACGTCCATCTAGTGCTGTGTCTGCATTTGTACGTGCTGTTACTTCGTTATCAATTGCTGTCTGTAGTGCTGTATCTGCTGCTGCACGTGTTGTTGCTTCTGCATCAATGTTAGCTTGTAGAGTTGTATCAGCATTTGCACGTGATGTTAATTCTGTAGCTAGGTTTGATGTTAGTGTTGCTTCAGCTGATGTTGCACGTGATACTTCGTTGTTGATAGCAGTTGTGTTAGCACCGATTAGGCCACTTAGTGAACCATCTGCTTCTTGGAATGCTGCAACGATTTCAGTTAGTGAGTCTAGAGCTGCTTCATCTGTGTTTGATACGATGAAGTTGATCTGGTTTTGTAGTGCTGTATCTGCTGCTTCATAAGCTGCTGTGATTACGACTTCACGAGCGTCTGTATATGCTTTTGCATCTACTTCTGCTTGGTCTGCGTATGCTTGGAATGCAGTTGTGATTGCTGTTGTTTGAGCAATGTCTTGTGAATCACTGTATTCTTTTGCATCTACTTCTGCTTGGTCTGCGTATGCTTGTGCATCTGCTAGTGCTTTTGCAACTGAACCTGCTGTTGTAGCATCGCCTTCAATGACATCTAGACGAGCGTCTAGAGCGTTGTCGCCTTCAATACGTGCTGTTTCTTCAACTTTTAGTGCTGAGTCTAGTAGTTTGTCAGCATTTGCTAGTGATGTTGCACCACCAATGTAAAAACCACCAGTTGCATTTGTATCAGCATCATAAACACCAATTGCTGAGTATGCACCACTTGTACTTAGACCTGAGCCTGTTTGTGTTGCATCTAGTTCAGCTTGTAGTGCTGCGTCTGCATTTGTACGTGCTGTTTGTTCAGCTGTGATGTTTGTTGCGTTTGCTGCTTCTGCTGATGTTGCACGTGTGATTTCTGTTGCTAGATCTGTTTCTAGTGTACTGATATCACCCTCTGCTGTTGTTAGGCGTGTGTTTAGGCCTGCTTCAACACCAGTTGCACGTGTTACTTCTGCTGCTAGGTTTACTGTTAGTGTAGAGTCTGCACTTGTACGAGCATTTGTTTCTGCTGTGATGTTTGATTGTAGTGTTGCATCAGCATTTGTACGTGCTGTTACTTCTGCATCAATATTAGCTTGTAGTGTGTTGTCAGCATTAACGCGGTTTGTTGTCTCTGTTGAGATAGCTGCTGCGTTTGCACTGATAGCTGCTGTAAATGCGTTGTCTGCTGCTTGGTAAGCTGCTACGATTTCTGCTAGTGAGTCTAGAGCTTCTTCATCAACGTTTGCTGTGATGAAGTCGATCTGGTTTTGCAAATTCAAGTCTGCACTTGCACGAGCTATTGCTTCAGCACTGTCTGCTGCAATACGTGCTGTTTCTTCTGCTGTGATGTTTGATTGTAGTGTTGCATCAGCATTTGTACGTGCTGTTACTTCGTTGTTGATAGCAGTTGTTAGTGTGTTGTCTGCTGCAACACGTAGTGCTGCTTCTGCTGCAACTGCGTCAGAAATGTCTGCTGCAACCGCTAACTGCGCACGTTCTGGTGTAAAGTATAGGTTTGCACTTTCGCCTGTACCTTCAACTAGGTTGTTTGTTGTGAATGAGCCGATTAGCGAACCTGCTGTAATCTTTGCAAGGCTATTTGTGTCTGTATCAAGCAGTAGGAATGTGCCTGATAGAGCGGTTGATGTCTTAGCACTGTGGCCTGAAATTGCTGAGACGTCTAGCTTTGTATTGATAACTGCCTGATTGGCTAGGGCTGGTGACTTAATCTGTCTAAAAGCCATTTATGTTTTCTCCATAATAATCAATATATTGATTATCCGCTTCTTAAAGCGGACTTTCATGCCCCTTCTACTATGTAGTCAGAGCAAAGTAGCTAACTGATATCAATGGTTAGCCGTAAATATTTATAGTGTTTTTTTACTGATTAACTGCTTATATTTGTTAGACTGGTAGATACCTAAAATCTACTAGTGATCCTACCATTGGCGCAGTTTCCAAGGTAAGAGTTGTACCAACTATACTATAAGCATAGGGTGGTTGTATTAGTCCATTAATAATTACTAATACATCATGAACTGTATGCCCAGGTTCAATTTCATATGTTGTTTCTGATCCATTATTTGTAAACTGATCACTTGTATATGTCAAGTTTAAATGTCTATTTTCAATACTACTATCTGGATTGTCCATAATAGTAGCAAATGCTGAACGATATTTGATGTAAATGTCAGCACCTACATGTGGCACTGTGGTAAATGTTACTGTGTTTCCACTTATCGTAAATACTTCTCCAGGACGCTGTAATACATCATCTACATAAAGATCTATTGCATCAGCTGATGCTGGAGTTTCAGTTAGTGTATATACTGTCGTTGCTCCATTACCAGTAAAACTCTGTGACGCTGGCAATGTTTGTTGATCAAATGTTACTACGTTATTGAGTTGATAATCACTTATTAATGCGCTTAATTCAGCTTCTGTTACTACCTTGTTTGAATCTGCTACTGGGCTATAAACTCTGTTCTCAGTAATAATTTCAAATACTTCTTGACCTTTGCCCCAAAGCAACCCATCAATTGTATTCATTGCTAATTCACCAGAAAGCAGATCTGCTTCAGCGGCAGTTCTTCCAGAAACATCTGTGCGTTTAAGTCTAATTTTCTGCGACATGTCAACCTTCTCGTAATAATGAGTTCGTAATTCTATTTTTTAGTTTGTAGTCTGGGGACTTGCCCCAGACTTTTAACTATATACTTAATGTTATTTAGCTTAGAATGTGCCGGCGTCAAGAGTGCTTGAGTTAACCCATTCACTGCCTGACCACATAATCATATCTGATGTTGCAACATTAGTAAAGTTTGTATCTGCGTGTTGACCTAGTTCTTGTGTATAAACTGCGTTGTTGATGTTAGCAAGGTCATCAGTGTCTAGGATACGTACACTTGTTGTATCTGGGCCAGATTCATCAGTTGCGTCTTTTGTAATGTACCAAGCGTCTGCTGCTTCGTTCCAGAAAATAGCAACGTTGTCAGCAGTACCGCGTTCAATTTCAATACCGCCGTTTTGTGTTGGAGCACCAGTTGCGCCACTGTTTAGTAGGATGATTGAGTCACCAATATTAACTTCAGTTGAGTTAACAGTAGTAGTTGTACCTGTTACAGTTAGGTCACCAACAATGCTTGTGTTACCATTGATTGTTGTAACGCCGTTGATTGTTGTAGTATCAGTTTCTTCGTTGCCTAGTGTTGTGTTACCATTTACTACTAGGTCACCAGTTAGTGTTAGTGTATCTGCCGCTAGGTCAACTGCTACAGTTGCGTCACCGTTAACTTGTAGTGAACCACCAATTAGAACGTCACCGCTGAAACTTGACTGTCCATCGCCGTTAACAGTTAGTACGCCAGCAATAATAGCATCACCAGTTTCAGTGACTTCAAATAGTGCTGCGCCTTCGCTGTCTACTACTTCAAATACGTTTGTATTTTCGTCACCGGCTGCTTTTGTAACTGTTGAGTTAACAGTTGTTACACCAGTGATACTTGTTGCACCAATGATTGTTGTTGTGTCGGTTGCTTCGTTACCTAGGTATGAATTGCCGTTTACCTGTAGATCACCAGTTACAGTAAGTGAGTCAGCTGAAAGATCAACTGCTACAGTTGCATCGCCGTTGACGGTTAATGAACCACCAATTAGTACGTCACCTGCAAAACTTGATTGTCCGTCACCATTAACGGTTAGCTTACCGCCAATAATTGCGTCACCAGTCTGTGTAACTTCAAAAAGTGCTGAGCCTTCTGAATCTAGTACTTCAAATACGTTTACATTTTCGTCACCAGCCGCAATAGTAACTGCTGAATTCAGTGTTACTGGACCGTTCACTGAACCACCAGTACGTGTATTAAGGTAGCCAATCTCTGTACCACCTAAAACTGCACCGTCACCAAAGAAAACTTCTAGGTTGTCAGTTGTATAGATAAGCTCACCAGCGACTGGTGTAATGCTTGAACGGTTTGTTTCTAAACCGCGTTTTAATTTAATTGTTTGCGCCATTTACGCTCTCCCATAATTAAGTATTATAGCTACCACAGTCAATAATAAGATAATCTATGTACTTCTTAGTAGTAAGATCTCCATCCTGTGTTATCATTTCGTTTTCCATTGCAGGTGCGCTTACCACACCCGACTCGGATATCTCAAAAGCATTTCGCTTGTTTAGTTCATCGTCGCCAATGCCTACTTCAACAATTGATGTTGTTTTTGCTATATTGTATTTACCAGTAACAAAAGAGTGTGCTACTGCGGTTTTTTCTGTTGGACCTACTGAAAAACTATTTTCAGCATATTCAACAGTGACATCAATATTTACATCATCGCCTTGCGTTACTGTAACTGTGCCAGTTGCGCCGCCAGATAGATCGTAAGTTACTGACTTAGTTGTAAAAGTATGAACGCTAGCTGATAGTTCATCAACCGCGTCTTGGATGTTGTCAGAAGTTAAAACACTGTTTGAGTTATCGTATACAATTTTACTTGCGTCTACTTTAAACTCAACCCAGCTGTCGTTAGTTAATCCATTTTCTAACTTGAATATTTTATCTTCTGATTGTACATATACAAGCATACCGTCTGAACGGCGTGCTACTGTAATAGAATCTCTGGCTGTAAGATCAATAACTTCGCGGTAACCACCCTTGCCGTATACACTGTCGTGTGTTGCATATACGTCAGTTGTGTCTGTTGGTGCTAGTGTACCTGTTACGTTTACTGCGCCGGTTATCAATGCCATCTACTGATACCTCAACTTACTGCTACTGTTAATGAACCAACAATCGGGTTAGTTGTTCTGTGAACATAATAATCTGTACTAACACCAAAACTATTAGTTATAGTGATAGTAGTGGCTGGATTCATAGCTACTGCAAATCCACTTATTGTGTCCTGAAAATTATTTTTTAACCCAAAGGCAGTTGGGTATGCAAAGTATTTGTAATTATTTGCTGCTACTGGCTTATTACCTGTAAAGTTTGAATCAAGTGAACTTGAAACAAGTGCTTTAACTTGTGCTTCGTTCAATGATTCTTGATCACTTGTGCCATAGTATGTTCTCCAGCGCCAATTTACACTGTAATTTTTACTGATAGTTTGGCCTTTTGTATTCTGTGCTGAAAGTTTCCATGTGTTTGTCTGGGCAGATGTTTTAATAATTGCGGCACCAATGTCAATGCTCTCGGTACCATCGTTAGCATAGCTGCTGCCGTAAACAATACTATTGGTAGTGTCCTCAATTGTAACACTGTCAGTTGCTACATTTGTATTATTTGAAATGGTCCACGCAAATGTTTTACTACCGCCAGCAACACTGTCGCCCACTTCAAGTGTTGTAGCTTGTCCTGAAATTGAGAATGATGATACTGCTGGGTATTGATATGGATAAAGTAGGTTATTAAAAAGTTGCTGTAGTGTAGCGTTGGTAAACGTATCACCAACTTCATAACCACCTACTTCTTCTGGCATTGGAATTTCGTTTGTATATGTAAATGTACCACCATCAGTATACGCTGCTAGAAAACTTTTTGTAACTGCATCCTGTTCATCAACTGGATCTTGTAAATCAGTGATACGGTTGTTGGTTACAGAAACATTATTTGCTGCTTCAATAGTTAGCTTGTCTTCAGTTTTAATTGTATTTCTACTGTGGTTTATGTTTATTGCCAACTATCACTCCTCCTAGCACATGTAAGTATTTATTGTATTCATTTTAATAAAGATTTGCACGGTTTGATATAATTACCCATCCCGTATAAGTATACATTAACGTCACTGTCTGACCAATAGCGTTAAAGACAAAATAATTAAATCCTAGCGGAGTATCTGGTGTAACTTGAACAGGTGATGCTGAAATATCAGCAATTGCAACTATTACTTTTATTTGCCCATTGTATTCACCATTGCCAAGAGTGACAGTTGATGATGTTGTTAGATCAATATACGAGACACCTTGAATTGTTGAGACGCTGGTATTAATTGTTTCTTCATCTGAATCTAATACAATATTTCTAAAAAAACCATAATTCCACTCAGCAGTTGTTGATCCAACATTATATGTATTGGTAGTTGCAGGTAAAATATCACTGTTAATGTTTGCGTTTAGCGTTAAGCTGCCGCCGCCGTTACCAAGTGTAATAACGTCACCGTTAGCAACAAGCGTACCGCCTACGTATAAGTTTCCACCAAAATATCCACCGCCCACTACATTTAGTGCGCCGTCTCCATATATTGGGGTAACTAGGTTTATGTCTGAATTATCATCTATAGATAACTTGCCAGATAATGCTAAACCATTGGCAACTGATAAGCTGCCTAAAATATTTAATTCCCCATTGTCTGGATTAATAACTGATGACATGTTTTTCTCCGAAGTTTTTACATCTGTATTTATGCTATTTTAAAAATTAAATATGTATATAAAAAAACCCGCCACAGTGGCGGGTTACTTTATGCGGGCTGAGATTACACCGTATTATGAGAGCCTTTGGTCATTACCGTTAGCCTTGCGAGCCACGTTCTACCTTTATCCACTAATATGCCTTTCAGCTATACTAGTATCTCTCAGTGCTGCCTTTTTTAGAGTCTGGCGTTTGACTCGTCGTATAATGCTATTCGTCCCTCAATCTTCCGTTTGCCTTGCGAGCAGTTCACAGTCGCTAAACCGTTACGTCTTCTTTCCGAACAACTACCTCCACCTTGCGAGTTTCAGTAGACCCAATTCACTTGCGTGTCAGGTGTTAAGCACCTTTCACATTATACCGGGACAGTCTTTCGCTTTTATATCAAAACAGGGATTGAACCTGTGCCGATTCCTTAGAAGGGAATTGCTCTACCGCTGAGCTATTTGCGAACCTACTAAGATGTGCTGTCCCAGTTGCACCATACCTTGTTAGATACAGTATACAACACATCTTCTGTCTTTCGTCTTGCGGACTACTCAACCTTACTTCACGACTCCAGGTCCTACCCTTTCACCGTTTGTAATGCTACATTGCCCTTGTTTGCGGACTCGGACTCTGTAACTACCAGTTGGTTTTTACTGTTCACCGTTTTGGCTATACGCTGTAGAACCGCCAAGTTCCTTATCGCTCACCGACTGGCTCTGCGACTATCCTTTCGGACAGCATATACGGTTTACCAGTTACCGCCCACCCACAGACGGAAGTTGCTTTCGGTTTTAAGGCCGAGTCAACTTTAACCCTGGCTTGTATAGATGAACCATTGCTGGCGCAGGTTTATAGGAAGCCCTGCTTTGGGAGTGTTACCACTCTTATTCTAATGACGCTATACCGCCAATCCCTCTAGCACAATGTGCTTTTGATTACATTGTAAACAGAAACACATTCGCTTTCGTTATGTTCTTAATATAGTATATGTGAGAGTGAAAGTCAATAGTTTTTTTCACTTTTTTTAAATTTTTTTCATAAAAAAAGCAGGGCCGAAGCCCTGCTTAAATTGGTTGCTACCGTTCCTATTATTGGAATGATAGTGCGCTGCCTAGAACACCGATCTTTGATAGGTAGTCTGCTGCGTTACCTAGTGATGATGCTTGGTTGTTTAGCTCAACATAGCCGTAACGTGTCATGAATGATACTGTTGGCTCGAATGTTGCTGGATCTAGAACTGTACCTGAGCTCATTAGAGGGATGTATGGGCAGTAGAATGCTGCTGCGTCCATTTCGCCATCGCCTTTGTAACCTACTAGGATGTCTGCATCGTCTGCTGCATACTGGTTTACAAACACTTTCATTGTGCCGTTTAGAGTACCAACGAACTTTGTATTTGTTGGTGCTTCGAATGGGCCTTCTGTTGTGCGAGCAAATGCTGATGTAGTTGCTGACTGTAGAACAGTTAGGATTGTTGGTGAAACTACTACGTAGTTACCTGCGCCACGACGTGTGCGTGATGCGATTAGGTTTGCTGAGCGGTTGATTAGAACTGCTAGAGCTGCGTGTTGGTCACCAACGAATGTTGCTTGACCTGATACGTTACCTTGGTCGTATGTATCTGTTGCTGTGCCTGCTAGAGCTAGTAGAGAAGCGATGATTTCCTGATCGATCTCTGCTGTGATCTCTTGTGCAAGTGCTTGCATGATTTCTGCTTCTACGTCTAGGCCGTGCATTGAGTTAGCATCTTGTGCTGCTTCGAATGTCCAACGTGCTGATAGCTTACGTGTTTTAGCTTCAACAGTTTGCTTTAGGACTTGGATTGACATACGGCGACCAGCTTCAGCTTCTAGAACTGATGTTGGTGCTGGTGCTGAACCACCAAAGCCTGAATAGCCTGCTGCGATTGCGAATGGTGATAGTGCTTCATCACCAGCGTTAACGCCTGCTGCTGTTTCTGAGTAACGTACACGTAGTGTGTGGATTTGGCCTACTGGGCCAGTCATTGGCTGAACACCAACAAGTTCGTTTGCAATAACAGTTGGCATAACACGACGGATTACTGGAAGGATAACTTTGTTTAGTGTTGCAATGTTTCCTGCCATTGTTGTGCCTGATAGTGCGGCTTCTGAAAGGTAGCTCTTTGTGTTCTCAAGAACTGTTTCCATTACTACCTTTTTGTTGCCTTTTAAACCATCAGTTAGGGCTTCTTTTGCTGCACCCCAGTTTTCAAATAGGTTTTGTGACATTTGGTATACTCCTTATTAATTGATACCAGCTAGTTTTTTAAGGTTAATAATTTCGGCTTCGCTTTCAGTATCCTGTGTGCGGGCCTTGTTACCTGTGATCTCAGTCTTCTGAGTCTCATTGATGATTTGCGCTTTTGGTGCTTTAACTGTTTCGTTAAGCACTGTTGGCAGATACTTGTTGTAAGCAGCCTGTAGTTTTACAGTAGCTACTGACTCAAGTAAGTTTGCCATCAAATCACGCTTATCTTTTGATAGAGGGCTTAGAAGTTCATCCATTTTTGCTTTACGTGCATTTGATTCTGCAATACGTGCTGCTTTTTTATGTTCTGCTTCAATTAGTGCCTCTTTTTCAGAAATTACACTTTGTGATTCAGCAAGTGCTGATTTCACTGATAGTAGTTCCTGTGATAGCTTAGAAATTTGTGTGCCTTCGGCTAGGTGTGAACTCATAAATTCAGCTGCAAATGTTTCGAATAGTTTGCGACCAAACATATTCTCTTTTGCAGTTTGAATGTCTTCTTTAAGTGTTGATAGCTCTGATGTTAGTGTTGATTCTACAATCTTAGCTAGTTTAGCACTTGCTTTTGAGACGAACTCACGTTTAGCTTCAGCAATCATTTCTTTACCTTCTTTCACCAGACGAACTTTTTCTGCAATAAGTTCTTTTTTGTCTTGGTGGAATTCGTTAAGTTCTGAAGTTAGTTGCTCCATTACGAAGTCTTCTAGCTTCTCGAAGTTTGATTCTTGAAGTTTACGATCTTCACGTAGTTCTGCGATTTCTCTTTTTAGAGTTTCCATTACGAACTGATCTAGAAGTGCAGCATGTTCTTTTAGCTTACGCTGATATTCAACTTTTGCTGAAACTGCTGCCTTTTTATCTTCAGCAAATTCTACTAGTTCTGCTTTAATTGTATCTGATAGCATTGCATCTAGTGCTTCCACCATTTGCTCTTTATCTGATTCATAACGATTTGCAAACTCTTCACGTAGTTCTGCTGTGATCTCTTCACGTGCTTCAGTTAGCTTGGAATTCCAAGCCTCTGAAAGTGTTGAACGTACTTCTTCACTTAAAACTTCTGAACTTAGGAGTTGTTCGATTGCATGAGCCATTATCTTCTCCTAATGTCTAGGTTGTTTATAAATTTAAGTACCTCTTCTTGCAGGTACTTTTGTGCGGCTTTATCGTGGTTAGTTGCTTTTGCAACGTCCATTAGAATATTTCCGCGCTTGCCATTCATGATAGCTTCGTATAGTGGGTCTGGATAAGCATCAGGTGCTGATGGGTTAGCCACGATATCAACAGTTTGAATATCAAACTCTGATACTAGACCGCTTTCATTGACGTTGCCGCTACCACGACTTGACACGCCAAGTTTTACTCCATTCTCCAATAATGTGCGACAAATGTTGCCCATTGGGGTTGGTAGTAACTTAAGGCGACCGTAACCATCTGCGCCGTTCATCCACATTTTTTCAATAACGTGACTTACACGGTCTAGGTTAACTTGTAGATCATCTGGATGATCTGCTTCGCCTAAAACTGAATAACCAGATTCGATTTTGCTTTGAACTGATTTAACTGCCTTTGCAATTTCTGATACTGGATAAACTCGTTGGTTTTGATTGCGTTTGTCACCCTGAACAAAGATACCCTCCATGAACAAGTTTTTACCGCCGCGGCCGTCTTCACGTGCCTCGGTTACGATACTTGCTTGATCAAATGTTAGGTGTTCTCTAAGTGGACGCATCTTTTATCTCTTTGCCTTTGGTGCTGCTGATAGACTTGCACCTTCGCCTGGGTGTTTGAAACCTGACATTGATGCTGCTTTTGGTGCTGAACGGCCTGCTTCTTTGCCGCCTGTGAAATCTACTGGGTCAGCTTTTGTATTGTTACCCTTGCCACTAAATGGATCCTCTAGGCCTTTGCTTACTGGTGATGCTTTACTGTCATCGCCAGCTGGCATGTCTACAGGGTGGATAGCTTTGTCTTTGCCAACTTTGTGTAGTTCAGCTGATTCTTCTAGTTCTTCAGCTTCTTCTTCTAGTTCTTCTTCGTCAGCTTCAAAAGTAAATTCTTCTTCAACTTCTTCTTCGTCGTCGCCCATGTCCATGTCATCCATGTCGTCCATGTCGTCGTCCATGTCGTCGCCCATTAGCTTTGCAAATTCTGCTTTTAGGTCAGCTAGCGCATCTTCAACACTCATCATAGCATCTTCAACACCGCCTTCGCCGCCTTCTGCGTCGAAACCGTCATCTGCTGCTAGTTCCATGTCTGCGTCTAGTTCGCCTTCATCTTCATCTTCAGCTTCACCGAATGCTTCTTCAGCTTCGATTTCTTCGTCTGCTGTTTCAATGTCGTTTAGGAAGTCATCTGATTCTTCATCGCCAAATGCTTCTTCTAATTCTTCTTCTGCGATGTCATCTTCAACGATTTCATCTTGCTCAACAAGATCACTCCAGATCTCGCGAGCTTTTTCAACAAAAGCCTCATGTAGTAGATCTTCAGCTGATGCTGAATCACCGTTCACTAGGCTTTCAATGATCTTTGTATAACGATCTTGAGCTCTCATTGTTAAATCTCCTTTTCTATATAGGTGTAGGTTATAACATTATTATTTAAGACACTTTGGTTCAGACCATAACGAAATGCGGTTAAAACCGCGATTTTGATATAGTCTTAAAATTTATTTATAAAATAAGCGTTTTATTCAGCGTCTCCAGGACTATACATATCCTTAAATTGCTCTACTTCTCGCTGATGTTCAGCACGTTTCATTTCACGACTATTGCGCATTTTATTAATATGCTTTAGCGTTAAACGTGGGCGGCGAGTGTCATCAATTTTCCAAGTGCCATACTCGTCATCTTCTGCTTTACGTGTTCCGTTATCTACTTCTTTAAATCTCATTTTCTGCTCCCCCTGTGGTGCCGCCAAGTGGTGATTCACCGCCTGCTTCAATATCTAAATCTCCGCCTAGGTCCTCGCCCTCTTCGCCAGTATCAAATTCTGTTGGTTCAAACCCTTCAACATCACCGGCGCGGACACCTAGCCCACCTAGTTCACCTTTGGCATCAAACCCGTCTGATCCTTCGTGATCTCCACTTTCTTCACGCCACATGCGCTCGTTTTCTTTAATCTCATCTTCGTTCAAGCCCAAGTACTTGCTGAATAGGAATCTACGGCTTAGATAACTTACGCCTTCTAAGCTACCAAATACACTGGCACGTGCTGCTTCAATTTCAATCTCACGGTACTGACTAAAGCTCTGTGGCTCAGTAAAGTGTAAGTCAAAAAGACTACTTGGAATTTCAATACCTTTGTGTTTAAGGAAACGTTTAAATTCTTTATCTAAACTTGGCTGTAGAACTAACTGTAGTCGCTCACAATATTTACTGAAACGGAATTCCTGAATAAGTGCCGTTCCTACTTTACCGTCTTGATATGTTGCCGTACCATCCTCTGGACCTGTTGGTAGATAGCTACTTGGAATACGTAAACCACGCATTAGTTTGTTGTTGAAATACTTTAGGTCGTCAATCTCACCCAAGTTGTCGCCGCCTGGCAACACTTCAACTTTACTACCACGCCCTTCTGCGGTTTGAGCGAAGAAATAGTCTTCCATAATACTTAATGGGTTGTATGCTGCATCAATAATATTTGTGCCACCGCCTGTTTTATTTGGAATACGTGTCTGGTGTACTTCGTTCTTAACACGCTCAACAAAACCCATTGCTTTGTGTGCTGGCATGTTACCAACGTCAATGTAGAACACACGGCGCTCTGGCGCACGTTGAACACGATAGATAATAATACTATCTTCCAGTAGTTCCTTTTGCTTGTATACTTTAAAAATGCTGTCTAAGATACTATTGCCAAATGGCCAGTTAGCACTCATACCATCTGTTAGTGCAATGTGTACAACGTGTGCTGCGTCAACTGCATACTCAGTATTGTTTGAACTATAGCCGCCCTGATAAACACCTGATTGTGCTGACAGTGCTGTAGTAAATGACGTTGAACCTGCACCAGCCATGTTGTTTAGCTTTTTAGTATCAGTAGTAACTAAATCTGTTAAATTTAGGTTGATATTTTTTATCATATACTGATCAATTTCTTTGCCTTTGCTCTCGTTGACAATGGCTTTGCTCACATCAGCTGGATCAACCCAGATTAGTTTATATGTCTCTGGATCACGAATAAACAACTGATCGCCGTATTTGATAGATGAACGGAATACCCCAAACATTCTGCGTTCCCAATCATTAATATTGCACCACTGATTCAATGCTGTAGTGATAGCATTTACTTCGCTTTCAGTTGCATCATCCTTGTAATGTATTTCAAAAGGCAGGCGGGTGTCTGGATTTGTTTGTGTGGCAAATTCAGCGATAGTATCCAGTGCTGCGTTAATCTCACTGTCCATATCCATTTGGTCATACTGTGTATAACGCTCAACACGATTAGGCTGCCCGGAGTAAACCTCAGGCAACCAGCTTTGCCATCTATTTGCTCTAGCACGAATTCCATTGCTAGGCTCGTATTTTGTAAAATGCTTTTTCCAGCTCATCAGGGGTATACCTTTAATTATAGTGTATTTAGCAAAAAAATAATTATGATCTCAGTGGATCATTCAGTCTGCCATAATGCTTGACAACATCTTCCAATTGTCTTAATGTGTTTAAATAGTTGTTTTTAATGGCGGCGGCTTCTTCCAATGCAGACTTTAGTCCACTGTTATTTGTGTTTCTACCAGTTGTGCTAGTTGATTCTGGATATTCAAGTCTACTAAGTGTTCTATTAACTCTTGGAGTTACATCTACTGAATTACTAATGTTTAGAGTATTTGATTTAGTAGAATCAATATTATTTACTGGAGACATTATCTGCCCCGAATTTAACGAACCAAGTGCTGCGGTCGCTTGTCCTATTGCTGCTATCATTGGCGCCATATTGAACATGCCCATTGAATCATCGTTAGAGAAAATACGACCCGCTGTTTGTGGTACAAATAATTCACCCATGCCACCAGGACGATTTTCACCAACAATATAAGGGGTATTAGCGGAAACATTACCACCAGAGAATTGACCTTCAGGCATATACATATATTGTCCAATATCGGCTAGCTGTTCTGGAAGTCGGTAAACCTTTTGGTTTAAAATAGGATGTATTGCAACTTCAAGAATTGATGTGTCATACCCATGATCATCAAGTAGATTTTGATCATATGGAACAGGCTGCATACTATTATATTCTGATCTTATGCCTTGTAAATCTGCGCCCAAGTTGCTGTATGCTACTACTTGCATCATATTTTCTACTCTACTTGTATAATCAGATTGTGATAAAGGAGTAGCAATAGGCACTGAATGTTCTTCTCTATCTTTAAACCAATCAACAGCATCAAGCATAACACTAGCTAATGTTTCAGAAACATTTGCAAGATCATCTAGTGGAAACGTAATACGTTCTTGTAGTTTCATAAATGATTCTGTAATTTTGTTCATTGCCACTGTTGCTGGTCCTGAAGCTGCAAGGGCGGCTTGTGATTCTCTAATCTTTGCTTCTAGTTCAGATCCAGAAGCATCAATAAGATTTCTAAATTGTGTGGATACTTGTAAAGAGCCTGCACTAATAGCCATTATGCTTTCCAAGTACGGGTTGCTTGCGTCTGCTGATAGACGTGCTAGATCAACACCGGTGTCTTGTAAATCTGCGTAAGATTTTAAAATAAAGTTTAGTATATCACCACCAGCTACTTTACCAGTTCGAACGGCTTGATTGATGCCGTCTATGAAACTACTATCCATAGAATCAAAGGCACCAAGTAAGTCTGGGTTTGTTGCCATTAATACGCCTCTAACATCAAAATCTTCTATATTTTCAGCACTTCTAAAGGCTTCTCTACTGATAGCGTCCATTAGCTGCTGCCCAGGAGCGCCCATTTCTTCTCCTGCCATGGCAAATTGTGTTACTAGAGATTCAAAGAGATCTGCTTGTTGTACACTGCCTGATTCTCGCATTATTTTTAGTGCTGCGGCGGTTTCAGGATCACTGATTGATGCCATACGTTTCTGCAGAATTTCATCTCTGCTTTGTCCAGTTAATGATGCTAACGCTGTTGTTTCTAACATTAGTGTTTTGTAACTGTTTGCTAACGGTTCTTGAGCACCTATAGTATCTCTGTTTAGTCTACCAGTTAGACGTGCTATGTTAATATACTCAGCAAATGATCTTGCCATTTGCTCACTACTTAAACCAAAATCACCTATTACGTTACTTGAATCATTTAAATCGTTAAAGAATTGTAAGAATGTATCAGTACCACTAGAGACACCATGTCCTAGTGCTTGTATACCAGCACCATATTCAGAAACAATTTTACTCATCTGTGTATATGAAATACCAGCTTCTATTGATCTCTGATATAAATTATGGTAGGCACGTGATCCTTCAAAGAAAATAGCACCAGAATTAATCATTGTTCGCTGTGCTTCTTCAAACTGTTCTAATTTTGCTACGTTAAAACCTAAAAGTGCCGCTACTACATCACCACCTAGGTCGGCGGCAGAACTGCTAAGTTTTCCAAATGTTGACTTTAAAAACGCTGCGCCACGCTCAGAGCCGCCTACTAATTCACCTATTCCTTTGCCTAATCCACTTGCTGCTGACTTAGATAGATCTAGGAAAGTTGACAATGGTTTTTCAGTGTTGTTTAATTTATCTATTAAACCAGCAGTGCTGCTAGCTAAACCTTTAACAAATCGTTCACGGCTTTTTTCTTCCGCTTTAGCAGTGTCTCTCTGGTTTTTAACAATTCTATCAACCGCGTCTTTAAATGTTTTTTCTGCCGAAGATGTATCGAGATTTATTTTATAAACTTCTTCAACTAGCTTTTTATCTAAACTATAATTTAGTCCAAGCTGTGCCGCCAGCATCTCCATAGTGCCTTCACTGGCCCATGCTGGAACGGGCACTGTTGTGCCGTCTGGTAGTGTTATATTATAAACGTCTTTACCTGCCATTATCTCGTTAATTCCAGAGTGCTGTTCTGTCTTCTAATTTCTTCAACAAGTTTAAGAGCTTCCTCAACTATTGCTGGGTTGGTCACTGTTAATTCTCTTATTACATTATCGATATCTTCCTCAGTATTTATTGTATCAGAATCACCAGTATTTTTTGGAGTACCGTCTGTATTGTGTGTAGCACCATATTGTCTATCCCACGTGCTTTGTGCGCTGCGAGGACTACTCCAAGGGCGAGATGGAACAGTTTCTGTTGGAGTTAAAGTAGGAGTAGTGTTAGATGGAGTAATTGTTTCCGCTGTTACTAGACTTCTACTCGCTGCATAATCTGCACGTGCTGCCTGTAACGCTGTAGCAACTTCTTGAACACTGTGACTAGCACGGTTTCCGCTGCCGTAGTAACTCATACCTGTTCTTGGATCTGGAGCACTGGCCCATTCCATAGCAAAGTCCAGCATCGCTGCTTCTAGATTGTCACTCTCACCTCTGATATATGCTGAAAGATTCCTACGTTTGGTATAGCCATCTTCTGCACCCACTAGAAGAAGTGTGCCAAGTTTGTCTTGATTTTCAGGAGTAAACTTATCTGTAAGTTTTAATCCACTGTGTGGCCAGATTTCTTGCATTGTTTCAGGTATGATCTGATAACGTCCTACTGCGAATAATCTATTTGGATTAGCAGCGTCACCAATGCTTTGCAGCATGAATATTTCGGCAAACGTCATATCAGTCAATGATTTGCCATTTCTTATAGTATTCATAGTGCTTCCAACAATAGTATTGTTTATTGTTCCGCGGTTAGAAGCCGCGTAACTTCCTTCACCTTTACCAATAAATGCTAGAATACCACCTTCACGCTGTAGCGCCTGTATTTCTTCAGCAGTTGAATCGTGTATTTCTAATGGTACAAAACCAGTACCAGTGTAACTATATCCAGATCTACGTGCATAGTCTTCCATAAATGCCTGTGCTTCAGCAGGAGTCATTCCTTCTATCTGTTCCATAACAGAACGTCTTCTTATACTTTCTTGTGTGGCTGCGCTTCTACTTGTTTCATTTCTCTGTTCAACTACTCTTGATATATCAGTTATTTCTTCATCACTCATGCCGGCTAGATAACCAAATAGAGACGTTAGTTTAGAGAAGGCAGTGTTAATATTACCAATACTAGGCGTCATTGAGTCATGGATCTCCAACAACGCAGTTCTCATGTTATCCATTGCTATAACGGCATCATCAGCGCCGCCTGTTATAGTTTCAGCAATTGTTTCAATTCCAGCAGTTAGTTCAGCCCCGCTTGCTTTTATGAATGCATCTGGTACCACTTGTGCCATTGCTTGAATTTGCACAGCCCCTTCGTTTTCTGGGGTATAAGTTTCCAGTGGCGGAACATTTTGTATTGCAATTATAAGTTTTTGCCAGTCTGTTGTTAACTGGTCAGGGCTTGTATAAGAACCAGTAATACTGGTTGTAAATATTTCTGAAACCATGTTAGCAATTTCAGGACCAAGAATTTGGAATTGCCTAAATATTTCTGATGAGATATTATCTATAGCAGATTCATTAATATTAACGTCCATTTGCGCACGAGTTAAACCATCAAGTAGGCCTTTACTGACATCTTCACCTAGCATAGGTAAAAGCATAGATAATTGTCCAAACGAAGTTCTTGCTCGTTCAGTTGCACCTTCTCCATATGTTTCTGACATATATTGTGCATTTTTATTAAAAGCAATAATGGCATCTGAATCAGACAATGCTGTTCTTCTCATATCCAACAAATTGTCTCTCTGTTGTCCAGTTAATTCAGCATAGCGGGTTGCTAACGCCGCGCTTGTCTGAAAGCCTTTGCTTATTCTTAGCTTGGCAGTCTCATTTAATTCTGTTATCTCATTTAAACTGTTAAGTAATGTTGCTTCTTCAGCAAGTCTAACCATCAACTCCTTGCCGCGATATCCAAAACGTCCTAGACTATCATTCTTACTGTAAGATTCTACAAAGTCAGAAAAATTAGTGAATCCACTTACTGAATCATTAGCTAAACTTGATATAGTTTTTCCATAATTTCCCAACAATGTCATTGCTTCAGCTTGGCCTAAGCCTATGCCGGCAAAATTATCACGCAGTGTTCTGTATATTGATTGATCAGTGGCAATTAACCCATAGTCAATCATTATTCTAGCAGTTTTTTCTTGATCTTTGGCAAAATTTAGCATAATTTTAAGAAGCGTAGCTGACCCCGCAAGACCTAATGCAGCTAAATCTATGCCACGTAATGCCCCGCCTAAACCTCTTATTTTTCTTGTGCCATCAGCAGCGGCATCAGTTACATCACGTGCTGACCATGCTATTTCCTCAATTGCACCAGCAAATCCTCCAATTGGATCTGCACTGCTTACTAGTTTATCTAAAAGACTGTTGGTTCTGGCTGATAGTTTTTTTGCAGCTATTAAACTTTTATTTTCCTTAAATGCTGCTAATACTTCATTTGCAAGTTTATCCGGATTCAGATCTTCTCCTGTTTTTAATTTGGATATAGCTTGTGTTATAAGAATATTACTAGCGCCTTGAATTTTAACTGCTTCAATTAAAACAGCGTCCAATGCCCAGGGATATATTTTAAAAATAGTATTAATTTGATTTTCTAAACTCATGATACTGCCCCCGCTGTTATATCATAATTTTGGACAATCATTGCAATAGCAAGCATTCTTGCCGCAGTTATTTCACTGTTATCTAATTCAGCTTGCATGAGCTCGCGTAGTTCAGGTGTCAAGCTGATATGATCTTCGTCATCCGTTGTGTCTACTTCACTATCATCAATATTTCCTGCGGGACGGTCTATAATATTTGCTCCAAAGCCCAGCGGGGTAATATCAATTCCAGCATCACTAAATGTTTTTAAAAGATTGTTATCTAGTCCCTGTATTCTATTAAATTCTGACAGTCGGGCGCCAGTCAGTGTTCTAATATTTCCCTGCTCGTCAAAAAATAATTCATCAAGTTGTGTAGAATATTCCATGTGCTGACGGAACGCTGCCATAATCTGATCATCAGTATAAGTTGGTTCTTCGCCAATTTGATTTATTCTCAGTGTTGTATCATCTAAGGATCGTGTACCTACTTGTGTATTAGCATAAACGTCTGCTAGGAAGCCACCTGTGCCTTCGGCACCCCACGTTGCCTCAGCACCAAAGCCAACGTGCATAGTTTGTGTTCCCATATATCCTTCACCAGCACCAATACCAGTTGCTCCCAATTGTCTAGCAATAGCTGCAAAATTTGAGAATACTGCGTGGCCCTCAGATGTACTAAAATCATAGTTTTGATTTGTCTGGGGATTTACTAAATTCAAATCAGCGGCGCCGCCGGCGTCATGTCGTGTAGAACCTTTGCGTACAGCGACTCCGTTTAGATAATATGTAGGACTGTCACCACTTGTGTTTGTTTTAGTTCCTGTTGCCGCTTGATAGTCAGCCATTGACATTTGCCCGCCACTGGTAACTCTAACATCAACACCTACTTCTGCGGCCGCGGCCTGTAATATATTCATTAGATCTTGGTTAATAGGACCTTTTCTTACAGTTGTACCACTTTGTGCTTCAATAACATTACCACCCATACCTTCTGGTGTTGCACGGCGCATTGCTGGTATTTGTCCGGTTGTATATGCTCCGCCACTTCCTCCTTGCGCACCAGAAGTTGATAAATCACTTGCTTCTACTGGAGGCACTAGTGCGCCAGTTTCAGCTGATCCGCCTCTACTTAATCCACGCGGACCATTCCTGCGTGACGGTCCTGATGTAGTTGAAATATAACTGTCTCCGCCAGGTTCGCCAAATCCAAATGTTCCGCTGAATATGTTAGTAAGCCACTCTGCTATATTTGAAAAATAAGTTATGGCACGTGCAGAGTTTTCATAATTTGGTTCCATCACGTCAATTAATTCTCTGAATGCAATCCTTAGATTGTCCATTGCGTCAATTGAGGAGTCTGCTGCTTCAGAATAAAAACTAGATGCACGTTGTAATGATTCAAATTCTGTTCTAGTGGCTGTTAAATAATTTTCTGGTGCAATTTGCGCTCTGGCTTGTAGATCTCTAGCTAATTTCAGTTCAGGCGTGTCTATTTGTGTATCTATTACTGGTGTTTCTTTAACAGTGAATGTAAAGTCTCTCAGTCTAGCAAATAGTTCACCGCCCTTTAGTGATCCTGTTATACCATCCTGCATCATTGATATAAATTGTGTTCGTGCATCATCACCCAATAGAATTAGAGCATTACTTAACTCTCCAGACATATTGTTTAAAAAGTTTGTATCAAAAGGGAAATCATATAACGCACGATTCATTGTATCAGAAACAAGATTGGCAAAATCATTTCCAAACAGAGATGTTAGCTGTGTTTTTAATTCTTCATTAAATTGGTATACATTATCTTTTGCATTTTCGCCAAAACGTTCTGTCAGCATTGCTGACGCTTTGCCCATAGCTAAACGAAAGTCTATATCGTCATTGGCTTCTTTTCTTATATTGTTAACTGAACTACGCTGTACACCCATTAATTCAGCTATAGCATATGTGTATTCAGAACTTCTTTTAAATCTTGCCAATAATTTAGACGATGACGACAAATTAACCATGTCTATAGATCCAGCACGAAACATCATTTCTGCTTCTTCACTCAGTCGTCTCATCAATTCACTATTTGAATATCCGTAATCATTAATAATGCTATCGTTATTGTGTATAGTTCCTGTTAATGCTACTAGACTTGATATTGAATCATAAGTGCCAGATCTCATATTTGCATAGAGCGGCATAAACTCCTTGTACAATGTCGTTGTTTCTTCTAAACTTAATCCAATATCAGCAACCGTGTCTCTCAGCTGAGTATACAATTTTAAATCGCCAACCACCAATCCGTAGTTTATCATACTTCTGACAGTTTGTTCCTGTGCGGTTAAAATTTTACCGTAGATACCCATAACGCCTGCTACTGTCGCTATGCTACTAGTTGCTGCGTCACCAACCCAACCTAGAGCTTTCCAACCACCTGGCAGGCGTTTTGCTGCATCCATGACGGGATCAACTGCTTTATCAAGAAAACCCGCCCCCATTTCTATTAAATCTGAAACGCCGCCCAGCGGATCATTATCACGTGATAAAGATTCAATAACGGATAATGAAGTTTCTTTAGCCGTCTTTATTCCTTTAAGGTTATCAGTTGTCTTTTTAACCTTTGACAACTCTTTATTTCGTTTGGTGTGGTTTTTGTTGAGTGTATCTATGGCACGTTTAATTAAATTATTATCTGCTCTGACATGTGAAAGTGCTTGGGACAGAGTTTTTTCTGTGACCCATGGATATTTTGAGTTAATTTTGCTTAATTCATGTCCAATATCCACAATTAACAGCCCTTTTAACTAGCATAAATACATTATAATGCAAATACTCATAGTATTTATTTGGAGAAAACCCCTATGACAAACCCCTTAGTACAGGCTTATAGAAAGCCTTCGCTATATGTCACACTGCCAAGTGGTGGAAAATATTACGATCCTAAACCAAAACTAAGTGTTGATGGAGACTTAGCAATCTACCCAATGACTGCTAGAGATGAACTTATCACAAAAACACCTGACGCACTGTTTAATGGTGAGGCAACTGTTTCTATTATTCGCAGTTGTTGTCCAGATATCCCAAATCCAGCACAGACACCAGTTAATGATCTTTTGGTTATTTTACTAGGTATTAGACAGGCAACATATGGAAAAGAAATCAGTGTTGATATCAATTGCCCAGCGTGTAATGAAATGAATATGATGATGGCTGATGCAAACCGTATTTTGGCTTCAGCAAAATCAACAACACTAAGTGATAAGATTAATATGGATAATGGTTTTGTTATTCATGTTAAACCTTATAACTTGGAAGATCGTACCATCTTACAAATCCAACAAATCAAACAGAAAAAAATGATTGAAGGTTTGGTTCGCGAAGGCGTAAGCGACGAAGATCGTACCAAAATTTTTGGACAAACTTTTGTTGAATTAGCTGAACTAACAGTTGACCTTATTGCTAACTCAATATATGCAGTAAAGGCTCCTGAATCTGAAGAGATTACTGATCGTGAAATAATCAAGGAATGGTTGCAGAGTATTACTAAAAAGGATTACGATCAGATTAAAGATTTGGTTGAGAAACTTTCTGATCCCTCACTTGATACTTCTTTTAATGCATCTTGTCAGCACTGTGGACATAACTGGAAAACAGACATTGATCTTGATATAGCAAATTTTTTCGTAGGCTGATATCCACTAGTCAGCCTACACAAATCGAAAAAATATTAGAGCGCTACAATAAAGATCATGATAATACAGAAAAAAGTTATATAGATCTAATCTTACATAGTGGTGGCGCAATCAGCTATCAGGATGTCATGACTATGCCAGTTCCTGCTATACAGCGAATGTTTGAAAGCATTAATAAACGTATAGAAGATCAGAATCAGGCAGTGCAGAAAGCACGTAAGTCAAGATGATTTATCTTGACCAGTAATAGCTTTATAATATTCAGCTGGCCAACTCTCATAATATTTTGTATTATGCAGTTGTGACCTTTTCTCCATTATATCACCTTTAAGCTGAATAAAAACACAGTTGGTGAAATTTTTAGCAAAGTATCCACTTAGTGGGGTGCTTGTAAAATACAACAAGTCACTATTTAATTCTGAAAGATATTCACAATAACGTTCGGCAGTACTAACTGCATCAGTATTATCGCCTAACCAAGCAATGCCTATTTCATATTTTTCTTTATTAAATTTGGTTAGATCTGAAATATTATCACGCACATCAATAAATTGTATTGCGTTATTAAGTCTAGCATGTCTTGCATACGGGCATATAGGGAAACCATCGAATTTTTTTGCTTCGATAATTTCTTCAGACCATTTTAGAAAGGCCTGACAGAACTCTTCAAATGTCATTGGGATTATCTTTCTATCAGTCATAATTATCACCAAAAGTAATATTATGCTAAAGATATTTATTAATCATATCAATTGCTCTTCGAGCAATTTCAACTTCATTAATCTTCGATTAATTTGTTGAATGTTTATAAATCTTTAATACTGATCACATATCATATCTAACGTTATAATACTTTAATCTTATATTATATTCTTCCCGCTGAGTATTCATTCACACTAAGCCCGATACAGGCCAAAGTGTGAATGAAATTTGTAAGTTAGGAAAATTTCCCATGCCTCGCAAACGCCCACATTACCATAACATAACCTTACTACAGGGAGAGGCGGTTGAGCTGTACCTCCTATTACGATGCGTCTAAACAGCGCAGGACCACCGGATGCCATGGTATCAGCATATCCAGTTACCCTCAAGATATTAGTGTCAATAGAGCTTGATCTTTTAAAAACCATTACGACAACAGAAGCAGTGTGCTTAAGGCGTCCCTGACGTCACCAGGGATAGTCTGTTGAAGCGGTTAACTAGATAAACCATTTGCATACCGTCTCACATCAGAACGGATTCGCGGCACTGATTACTGGCGTGCCAACCTTATGTCTAGTTTGTAGTAGCCTTTAATAGTATTGTGTGGGGGATTGTGTTGGCAGATATTAGCCTTAGTCAGTGCCTTTGGTGGCCATAGTTTCTATGGCATCTGTATTGATTTTTGTAGCCTTAAAGTCTTCCCAGAATGTAATTGTCCAGTGGCCATGATTTTCGCTTTGATATGTAATGTGCCTGTCTAAGAAAAATTTTGTTTTGTGCCGTTTAGGAAATGCCAAATATATGCCTTTGCGATCAAACTTCATAAAAAGTAGATCAATATCTCTGTTGTCATGTGCGTCTAGTGTTTGTTCGAGCCAGGATTCAAGTAATGGAATTGCTTTGTTTTGTAGTAGATGATGGAAGGGGAAATCCTTATAATTTTTACACTCACAGTTGAAGTGCTTCCAGTGATCAGGTGGAATGATGTCCCCTTTAAATGCCTTGATTTGATTTTCCGTAAGTGTACTCTTACGTGCAGCATTGACGCCGCCGACAAACGCTCCACTATGTGGAACACGTTCAAAATTGTCACCGTATATTTTGCCTAGGATTTTGCAAACATCACGTTCAAATCCTTTGCCTTTGTTTTTACTTTTAGATGTCATATTACCATTTCTTATTATAGTTCTCTGTATAATTTCCTGGTATGTCTAAAGTAATACTGTATCTTATACTATCAGAAGTATTAATTGGACCATGTGGTACGTCAACCTTTGTTAACGTAGGCCCAGTATATGTGTGTCTGTATTCAATATCATTAGCGGGTTTGAATATTATCTCGCCTTTATTACGCCCTATAGGTATAATTATAGCAGAAGTTCTGCCCTTGTCAATATGTAATGTTGATATATATCCAGGATTACACTTAGTTATATAACTCTTTTCCAAATTAAATTCAATATTTTGATTCTGTATCTCTAGTAATGTCTTGGGAAATCTATGTAACTTTCCCACAAAAAAATTAGAATTGCTTTTATCACGTATAAATTCAAAACCATCGTTTTCTGTTGCTACTGTGCTTATCCAGACAGAGTTTGCTGCGTTAGATATTTCATCATAGCACAACTCTTCATCAATTTTAAAATTTAATTCTTTAATAAATGATTCTTTAGTCATAGTTCTAGATTCCTAGCTAATGTTTCGGGATCAGATAAAATTCCTGATAAGTTTACATTTATTGTAATTCTATCTTCTGGACCTTCATTCCATACACTATGATATTTTCCAGTGTCAATGAAATACCAATTACCATCTGCAGGTATCTGGAATTTTTCACCAGCTATTTCATAGTATGCGTTCTCTCCTCCTGATATTGTAGCATGAAGTCTTATGCCTTTATAATAAGGAAAGTCAACGTGGCTGGCTAAAAATCCTTTATTTTTTAATTCTAGTATACTTGCTTTTGATATACTACTTCTAAATTTAGAAAAAATAGTATTAAAATAATCATTGTATATAGAAGTCTTTTCAGTAAAATCGTTTTCATACAGATTTGGAAGCCTGTCATTCATATACAAATTATCAGAATATACTTCTCCTAGATCCGTGTCTCTTCTTATAAAATGATCCTCCAACGGGCTTTTACTTTCTTTACGAGAAAAGAATCCAAGTCCTTTGTATCTACCATATCTTCTTCCATCGTTATCTCTTTTGACAGAAAGTGTTGATGTGTTAGACATTATGTTATTAATTTGGTCACGCATCTCATGAATATCAAAACTATAATTTTCTGGTAGTTTGAATACGTTATAAGGTAGAATAGGAAAATCATTATACCAAGAATCTAATGACTTACTGTATTTTACGGTGTCTATAACATCACGCCATGGCGTTATATTGTTAATACTCATTTTATTATTCATAAATTAATTTTTTAAGCTGTTGTAGTATATCTACAGACAACAGCGTTCTAACTTTCGTTGAGTACAAGTCCACTGGTATGTCCCATAATTCTTTGTCATCCTTAAAGACAGATATGCTTCCATCTTTGTTGAAAGTTATAGGGCCAGAAGAATATCCTACATTTATCAGTATGGCATCGTTAATGTCAATGTCAGCATCATTCATCAATTCTCTTATATTGCTTCCAAAAAGACGACGAGTGACGGTCTTGCCACCATCAGGTGATTCGTAAATGTATTTATCATTGTTAGCTTGTGTCATTTTATGTAGTTATCTGTTGTTAAATATACTTATGATATTAGAACCGTTCGTCCAAAATAGAATAGATCTTATATAGCTATCATCCCCAGTAAGTAAATCACTGTCAAACCTACGTTAAACCAAAGAATTGAATTCTCTCGCCACAGTAATCCTACAATGATCCATAAAGTATTTCCAGCCACAAAAAAGTAATGGTGCAAATGCATTCCAGGAACAAAACTAGCAAGAATTGCAGCGGCTAATACTATGCATGTTGCTAGCCATGATAGCCACTGGTATGGTTTTTCATTACGCATCGATAACCTCGATTTCAGTGTTAAAAGTAGTGAAACCATTTTCCTTTGTAACTTGTAGTACGTTGTTAACACGCCCAACAAGTTCGTCACGGTGGCTGATAAGCAGGACGCTCTTGCTGCGGTCACGTTCCATTTTCTTGAGAACACTCAGCGCACTTTCAACACCTACAGTGTCCATTCCACTGTCAACAAGTTCGTCAATACACATTAAGTTAACAGGGTGGTTCATACTCTCAAACACATCACGGAACGCCCAGCTAAGTCCTAGAATTAGACGGTTGCGTTCACCACGTGAAAGGTTATCAAAGTCAAGATCTTGGCCAAGCTGTGTAATACTTACGCTCAGATCGCTCTGGAATTGAACTTCATGCGGAAGTCCAAGTTTAGTGATATAGTATTCCAGACGATTGTTTAGGAAACTCAAGTTCTGTTCAATAATCTTTTTACGGATAAAACTGTCTTTGCTAGTAAGCAGTTTAAGCAAGAATTCCTGATGCTCTTTTAAATCGTCCAACCGGTTTACTTCGTTCCAGTCAACTTCTTGTAATCCAGTTTCACGCATAAGTTGAATTTGTTCCTCGTAAGGATCAGTTTCTGATTCTTTGCGTTCAATATCTGTTTTAATTTTACTTAGTTTGTTCTGATGCTCGTATGCTTCTTGTAAAGTGTTGTAGTGTAGCCGCGGAGCAGGCCCAACTTCACCAATAAGTTCAAGACCGCTTTTATAATCGTGCAATGATTTTTCTATGTCTGCAACAATACCCTTGCTTTCTGCAACGAGTTCAGTTTTTGTTGCAACGATTTTATCATGAGCATCGTCATGTAGTTCTTGTCCACACGCATAACATTTGTGTTCAAGTGCCGCCGCCAAATCTTCCTCAGCCTTAACCAGACGTTTTGTTTCACGTTCTTTGGCAGTAGTAAGTTTTGCAACTTCACTTGTAAGTGTATCAAACTGTGTTTTACGATCCTGCCAAGCATCATAAGCTGTGTGTGCTTTTAGTTCAGCATCAACATCAATGTGTTCTAGTGCTAGTAGTTCAACACCCAAGTCAACAATAGCTTTTTCTTTGTTAGCGATCCAAACACGCTGACGGCGTTCCAAATCTTTGATAGTACCGCCAATACGTTCATTAGCTTCTTCAATAGCACGAATCTTGTATGTTTCTTCCTGTACTGCATCCTTAGTAGCTTTAACTAGTTCTTTTAGAATGTCAGCTTTTTCACTGAGCTGTGTAATGCCAAGTAGCTGCTCAATAAGTTCGCGTTGCTCGTTAGCCCGCATACTCAAGAATGGCTCAGTGTATGTGTTTAGTGCTAAAATGTGCTTGAACATGGTGTGACTCATACCCAGCACACGTTCAATAGCTTCCTGACTTAGCCTACCCTCGCCCTGCATTTCATCAGTGCCATCGGCTGTATTATCAATATCATCAACAATAAACTTGAACACGTTGGGCTTGCGTCCACGTTCAATACGATAGTTGACGCCATCCTTTTGAAACTCACAAGTTACAAGCATTTGCTTGTTGTTTGTCTTGTTTACAAGGTTATCTTTTTTAATGTTGTATAGTGCGTTACCGTAAAGTGCGAAGCTCAATGCGTTAATGATAGTTGTTTTACCAGTACCATTACGTGAACCATCGCCACCCAAGTCCATGTTGTTGCCCAACACCAGTGTAAGCCCAGCATTATCAAACTGTACGGCTTGTGTGACGTTACCAACACTCATGAAATTCTTCACAGTAATATTTTTAACTTTAAGCATTATTTGTTTAGTCCATTATAGATATCAATTAGTAAACTGTTGCGAATAGTTGTGCTTTCAATAGCTTTAAGTTGCGTTAGCACAATACTGTCAACGTTCTCAATCTCAATATCTCCACTGCCTTGCCATTCTTGTGACAAGTCATCTTTCTTGCTAGGCATTAGTGCAATCTCACGAAGATTGTACTGCTTTGCAAATGTTTCCTTGATAAAGTTAGCTTCTTCATAGCTGATAGGAACATCTAAACTAATGCGGCAATAAGTGTTATTAGACAATATTTCGTCAGGATTGTCAATAAGTTTGCTGAGTGCAATGCTGCGATATTTTGGGGCACCTGGCCAAGTTTTATACTCTACAGTGCCGTCCCACTTTAGGAACACTAGCCCACGAGCATCATCCCACGCATCACTGAAGTTGTGTGGGAAGGCATTACCCATGTAGATGACGTTGCCGCGTTCCTGTCGCTTGTGGAAGTGTCCTGAAAACACTTTTTCCGCTTTAGCCATGTCTTCAGCCTTTAAACCATGTCCATGATCTGGCATCTGAACCATAGCGTTCATATAAAAATTAGGAAGTTCAAAATGGCCGAAAATAAACTTCGATTTTAGCTCTTTGAGCCGTTTCCATTCATCTTCAACAAGCCAGGGAACGAAAGCAACGCCATCTTCTTCGTAGATCCCATCATTGATCATACGAATATTCTTGTAACGATCCACCATTGGAATACTGTGAATCTCACGTTTCTCTCTGTAATATAAGTCGTGGTTGCCAGTAATCATAATGACTTCATCAAACGCATCGTTCAATCGTTGCAGATTACTGGTAGTGTAGTTAAGTGTACTGACGTTAATGCTAGCACGATTATGGTGCCAGTCACCCAGGAAGAAACACTTGCGAATACCTCGCTGGTGTGCTTCGTCAATCATCCAATATATAAATTGTTCACAATCGTCGTTATGTTGACGACTATTATTTTTCATACCAAAGTGGATATCGGTGAACAACACCGCTTCATCAAACATCATGTATTACTGCTCTTACTCTAGATTATCTCGTTGCATTGCTTCCCATTCTGCACTAAACAGTCTGGTTGAACTTGGGTCTAAACCTGCTTGTTCTAACAGGTCGTCTCTAATGTTTTGTCCACGCTTCTCTAAGTTGAGAACACGTGTAAAGCTGTTGTTGATTGCTGCGGTGTAATACGCAAAAGGGTTCTGACTCTTAGCTTCATTAAACTGCAATCCAATTTGTGTTAGCTGTAGTAGTGCTTGTCCACGCATTTCATCTACGTAAGTATAGCCACGCCAGTTGCCACGCATACTATAACGCTCACATAGCTTGATATACATACTAGCTAAACGATTGTTTGTTTTACCATGTTCAACGCTAAAGTGACCGTTGTCTATTCCGCCTTGCCAGTGACTACGTGCAACTTCAGTTAGATCACCGTCTACTAGTGAAATATGCTTGTATGGTGGGAAGTTACATTTGGAATAGTTATCAGCTTCAGTTTTTGGATTAGTTTTGCGCTTTTCTTCTGGTACGTGTCCAAATGTCATAAGCCTAAAAACAACATCTGTGTCAGCAATAGACTCCAAGTCTACTGAAAAGTCAGCAGCACGTGGTTTTGTCTTTTTACCAGTTAAGCCATTTTCCCAGGCTTTAACTTCAGCATCATAGGCATTTTTTTGCAAACGTGCTGCGCGACTTTCTTTTGCTAGTTGTATTGTTTCTGGAGTAATTTCGTTTAGTGAATTTACAATGTAATCGTAGTAAAAGTATTTTTCATCCTTTACCCAGCAGTAGCTCATCTTGCTGTTGTGGATTTCTTTTAATAATTCTTTGTTAGAAAGGTAATGTGTTGTTGATCGTGCCATTCAAAATGGTTCTCCTATTAACTTTCAGTATAACATTTACAACATCGTTGTCAACCGGTATTCTGTGGTAATAAATACAATATACAGGAGAACTCAGATGCGCTATCATGACCTTATAACTGAAAGTATGACTAACAACGTCACCGTGTTTTACGGCGGGCGTTTCCAGCCTATGCACCAAGGACACTTTGCATTGTATAAAAAGCTAGTGTCACGCTTTGGCGCAGACAATGTATTTATTGCTACAACCTTTAGTAAGGATGCGCAAAAACAACACTCGAACGGCGATTACACCAAAAATCCATTCAGCTTTGAAGAGAAGGCGGGTATTATTAGCAAGATGTTTGGTATTCCAAGTAACCACATACTAAACACAAGTCCTTATCGTCCAAACGTAGAGCTAGCGGGCCGCAAGCCAAATGAAACTGCGGTTGTACTGGCGTTTAGTGAGAAAGATGATGACCGTTTGATGAGCGGTGGCGCACTTGCACCACTACCAGACTCAAATGATGAACTACAAGCTGCTGATGAGAATCGTGCATACTTTGTAAAAATGCCAGTAGAGCAAGGTGGTATGAGCGCAACAGACTTCCGTAATACTATGGCAAGCGATGCAGCGCCTGAAGAAAAGAAGCGAGTTTTCCAACAATTTTTTGGTAAGTTTGACCAAGAAGTATTCAACTTTATTGAAGAGAGATTGAAATAATGGTAAGCGGCGTAAGCAGTAGCCAAAAAGTACGTTTAACTTGTCCTAGTTTTGGATTCAGTGGATTATTGGCTCCGCTTCGCCAAACAAACGGAGTTACATTCCCTTATACTCCAACTATACAATTAGGTCATGCCGCTAACTATGGAACATATGATATCACGCACAGCGTATATCAACAACAATACTTTATTAACACACCTAATCCCAGTATAAGTGTAACAGCAACATTCACTGCTCAAACAACTGGAGAAGCGGCATACAGCGCCGCTGCACTGCACTTTTTTAAAGCTGCAACTAAACCAGAATTTGGCGGAACATTTTCATCACGTGCGGGGGTCCCACCACACGTAATGAATTTTAGTGCATATGGCGCCCTACATGTGCAAAATGTTCCAGTAGTAGTAAAATCATTTACCTACACATTAACTGAAGAATCTGACTATGTTACTTTCAATTCAGCAGTTGGTGAAGTATCACTGCCTACTATCTTTATCGTAAGTTTAGATTTAGGGGTACAGTATCCACCAAGCACAGTCAAACGTTCTTATAGTTTAACTAACTATAAAAGTGGCAACGGACTAAAGAGAGGATTTATTTAATGGCAACCAAGTACGATCCAGGAAGTAATTATAGAAATACTTCTATAGTTGATAACAAATATTTGGATATATATGTATCTCCTATCGTAGGAGACATTAATGATTATGAGTTGCAGGATATTGTTGTTGAAAACAAATATAATCAGCGTCCAGACTTATTAGCATACCATCTTTATGGTAATGCAAAACTATGGTGGGTTTTCGCAGAATATAATCCTGATATACTAGTTGATCCAATTATTGATTTCGTAGGCGGAATGAAGATAACAGTACCGACAAGGTTTGGATAATGACTATATCAGAAAATTGGCTATCAACAGTTAACAGCCCAACTTACAATTTTACATTATATCTTGTAAAAGCAGAAGTTGCAAATGCTCCAGAGCAGTTATCAAATGATTCATCATTTCTTAACACTGGTAGAGCTTACATAATTGCGAAGTCAGGTTCTGAAACAACATATAATATAGACAACGTTGTCTTTACTTCAACACTTGTTCCAGGAGAACGAAGTGGAAACGTACAGATTTCTAATATAAACTTTGATATAACAGAGGTATTAGGATTTGACTTATTGGACCGCGTGTTATCTGTTAGTAGTGATTTTGGATTTAACAACATAACAGACGCGGCGTTTGTTTTAAAATTAGAATTCAAAGGCAGGAACCCTGTTACAGGATCATTTGCATTTTACCCTGGTATATTTTTCTATCCAATACGTTTAAACGCAATAAGTGCATCTGTTGGCCCTGATGGCGCCAGATATAACATTACCGCTGTAATGAATCCATCCATAGCACTAACGCAAGCCCGTGTAGAGACAGACATTAGTTTTACTGGTGTAAGAACAGTAAGTGACTACCTAAATAATTTACAATCTAGATTAAACCAATACGAATCAGACATCAGAAAAAGCGACCAGAATGATATAACTGAACCTGGACGTAAACATTCAATAAGAATGGGATCAAGATTTGCAAGTGCTTTAGCTAATGCTGAATTTGCTGGCCTAGCATCAAGCAGTGATGGTACTGCAACTGCGTTAGAGAAAGCTGAAACTCTCTCCTTTTCAGTCAATGTCAATAGCAGTGTACCTACTGTTATATCAGACACATTGACTAAAGAAATACCAGCATATCAAGAAATGTTAAGAATCGCAACGCAGACTAGGTTATCAGGTGCGGCTCGATCAGAGGGATTCTCGCAGAACGCATATCCATATATTGTTGTTAACATGGATATAGAATATGGGACAACGACAGATATAGATCCGCACACACTACAGCGTATAGATACAATAGTATATACAGTTGAGTTATTTTATTCAATGACCAGGCCCGATTCTGAAGTACCATCTGATGAAGTTAGCTATAGGACAGATCCATACCGTCAAGCTCGTTTATTTCAACAAATGCGTCAGTTTATGGCTAAGAGGTATAGTTATTTGTTTAGCGGTGATAATACTGAAATTTTAAATCTAGATTTAAACTATGACATGCTTTATTTTTCTGCCAAAGCACCATCTAGCGGATTGAATTATACAAATCCTGCACAGGATTTTCAACCACAGGTGGCAGAACCAGCAATCAGGTCAGCTGGTGGATTTTTATCTGGCAGGACAGTTGTTCCGCGGATTAGAGGGTTAATAACACCTGTCTATGATTATACAAATGCTAGTGCATATAGACAACGTGTTTCAGAAACAACAGGATCAGTTGATCCTGTTGTTACTACTGAAGCAAAAGAATATTTTGGACAATTTAATAAGGTAATTAATTTACAGATAACCATTAAGGGTGATCCGTTCTGGATGGGACTGCCTGGAACAGACACGTCTGGTGGAACACTGTCAAATGCACAAGATGTTCTTAAAAATGATTCACTAATAGGACTAGTAAACTTCCTACCGCACGAATCTGTAACTTATACTACCAATAGACATCGAGGACGTATGGATCCATTTACTACTGGGGTATATAGAGTTACGCAAATATCAAGTAGATTCCAGATGGGAAAATTTACACAAACTTTATCAACTACAAAGCACACTGAATTAACAACGGCGTTAGTAGAAAACGCATTTATGGGGCTATTATAATGGGCGGAGATGTAAAAACAACAGGTATAAACATTCCAGAACGTGGTAGGCGCGGTGATACACGCAATGTAAACTTGCCAAATGGAACATACACTGCTACTGTAGTATCAAACGAAGATGTAAATCGTACAGGACGCATTACGGTTAGAATTGGTGAACACGGATCTCCAGAAGACAATCCTGCTGAACACGTTGTACTACTCATGTCACCTATGGGCGGCTCTAATGGACACAAGGCATCGTCAGCGGATGTAGAAGATTCAAATACTACCGCACAGTCTTTTGGTATGTGGCCGCAGCCACCGGCGCCTGGTACAAACGTAGTAGTACAGTTTAGTCCAGGTATGCAGCAGGGCATATTAATGGGGTCATTACTTACTGCACAAACCAACCATAATATGGGAGGCAATGCCAGTTCTGAAGATAAGGATGGAAACATTGGACCAGTTGGCGAACAGAACCCATATGACACTGATCCACAAACACGCCCAACTGACACCGCACGTGGTGAACAACTAGCTGAACAAGGTTTGGAAGATGATTACGTTCGTGGACACAGTATGAGTAGTGCTAGACGTGAAAGTCCAAGCAAAGTTTTTGGTATTACAACTGCCGGCGGCGCTGTATTAACTATGGATGATGGCGCCGCTGATGGTAGCGGCAGTCAGAACATACGCATACGTACACCGGGCGGCGGACAAATACTTATTGACGACAGCACGGGCATAGTATTCATTACTAACCAGAGCGGTAGCACACATATTGAAATGAACGCTGCCGGCTGTATTGACATTTTTAGTGAGAATAGTTTTAGCGTTGCATCAGCACAGGACATCAATTTCCACGCACAAGGCAATATTAACATGCAAGCTGATCAAGGTATCAATATTCAAGCAGGCGGCGATGGTATAAGAGCTGCAACTGATGGACCACTGCATATGAAATCAACAGGTGTTGCCAACGTTCAAAGTGATGCTTCACTAAGTTTGAAATCCTCTGCTGCTATTAAAATGACAGCACCCAAGGTTAATTCAAACAGCGGAGCAAGTGCTGACGCTGCTGAAAAGCCAACCCCAAATGGCCTAGTAGAAAACAGTGGCGTGTCACAAAGCGCAGCTAGCCGTGTTCCAGAGCGTCATCCATGGAACGGTGTGCCTGGAGTTCAAGAATCATTTACAACAGGGCAAGGGAAACCAGTATAATGCCTAATTATGTAGTACGCCCAACAACTGTAACAAGTGAAATGCTAAAAGACTTTAGCATATATCCCATCACTGATGAAACAGCCGTTACTGAACTAAAAGAATTCCGTACACTAGAAGCAAGCCCACTACTACTTAACTTTGCGTTGCGACAGTACAAATGGACACCCTATCAGTATGCTGATGCTGAAGGAGTCAAACGCATTGGCTACAATACAACAAAAGGTAATGATGGTGTAGGACTAACGGAAACCCAGTCATACAGCTATTGGTTGGAAGATTTTAAAAATAAAGAAAGACGTTTTAAGAGCTTGTTTCCACTTGACAGTATGACGCAATCACAGTATGATGCTATGGTAAGCCTTCATTACTTTACGGGAAGATTTGAATATGTAGGAACAGACATCTGTAGATATGATCTCAGAGACTACATTAGAGAGCGCAAGTGGGATCATATTGGAACAGTATTCATTTACAATGGTGCTGATCGTATGAGAACACAAGCAGAAGCAAAGATAATGATGCTTGGAAATTATGGAAGATACACAGACAGAAGTTTGTTAAAGGAACGTGGACTACAGTTAATCAGAGGGAATTATCCAAACAGAATCAAAGACGCACTCGCACGGCAACAGGCTGAATACATATATTACGTAGAGACGCGGCGATTCTTACCCGGATTAACACAGGCTAGAAAACGGCAGATAGTAGATCAAGAACAGCGGTTAAGTTAAGGATTACAAAATGGCTAGGGTGTTAATACTAAACGCAGATGCACAACCGCTAAGTTTACTACCACTTAGTACCATTAGCTGGCAAAACGCTGTTAAAGCATACTTTCAAGATAAAGTAAAAATACTCCACAGTTATGACCGCGTATTACATGCTGCAAACTTCCAAATGCAGATGCCCAGCATTGTTATGCTAAATGAGTATCAAAAGTCTCCAGCAACCGCAAAATTCACACGTAAGAACTTATATCTGCGTGACAGTAATCAGTGCCAATACTGTGGCAAAAGATTTAGTTCAGGTGACCTAACCATTGACCACGTGATTCCACGTGCGATGGGCGGACGTACTACTTGGATGAATACTGTTAGTGCTTGTATGCCCTGTAATAGTCGCAAAGGTAAACAACTTCTGCGACCATTGCGTGATCCATTCCGTCCAAGCTGGCACGAAATGAACAGCAATGCTAAGAAATTTGACGTTATTATACCAGATCCCGCCTGGCAATACTACATACAATGGCCAGAAGAACATTTAATAGTAGACGAACGTCATAACGGAATGTCAAACTAAAAAAATACCCAGTGGAGACACTGGGTATTATCTTAGCAGTTAATTTCTGCATAAATATTATTATGGCGGAAATTATAGGCATATCAAACTCAGGAACTACTTGTACAAGCGTGACGCTTACAGACTTAGATCTGGCTTTATCAGATCTGAGAAATCATTTTTCTATTGTACCAGGTGAAAAATGGACACTGCCTGATTTTGGTAGCTATATATCGCATTATATTTTCGAACCACTTGACGAAGGTACTATTGAATTAATTCAACAAGATGTTGAACGTGTAGTTGCTTATGATCCAAGATTCGTTTTGGATAGTAGTAGTATAGATGTTATAGAACGCGAGCACAAGGTAACAGTTAATATGAGTTTAACTTATATTCCACTGAGCCAAGTTACACAACTATCAATTGATTTTGATCGCGAAGTATTATAAGAGACAAAAAGATGGCACAACGAGTAAGACAAACAAGATTATTTGCAGCAGAAGATTATATGGCTGTTTATGATTCTTATCTAAACGCAAACTTTAAGGCATTTGATTTCGACACCATTAGAGAATCAATGGTAGAATACATTAAATCAAATTATCCCGAAAGTTTTAATGACTGGATTGAATCCAGTGAATTTGTAGCATTGCTTGATGTTGTAGCTCAATTTGGACATAACTTGGCATTTAGACTTGATTTGAATGCACGTGATAACTTTTTAAGTACTGCTAAAAGACAAGATTCAGTTTTTAAACTAGCTGAATTTTTAGGTTATCACCCGCGCCGCAATATGCCAGCCAGTGGCGAGTTAAAAATTGTTAGCGTAAAAACAAATGAAGATGTATTTGGTGGTAGTGGAACAACACTGGCAGGCAAGGAAATTCGTTACGAAAATTCAAAAAATAATAACATTGATGACTTTATTACTGTACTAAACGTGGCACTAGCACAAAATAATCAATTTGGAAATCCAAGATCACAGGTAGGAATCAATGGTGTTACTACCGAAATTTATAGTTTTAACAATACCTCAAATCAAATTGTTTTTGAATTATCAGGTGCAGTATCAGGCAGCAAACGGCCATTCAACGCTGTAGGTGTAGATTATAACTTTTTGAATAGAACATTAGAAGAATCAGATCCTGATCCTGCTAAAGCATTTAATATTGTTTTTAGAAATGATGGTACAGGAATTAATAGTGACAGTAGTGGTTTTTTTGTAAACTTTAAGCAAGGCTCGCTTGCTTTTAAAGATTTTAGTATTGACTCACCTATAGGAAATTTATCTCTTGACGTTAACGTCAACAATGTGAATAATAAAGACGTCTGGGTACAATCAATTAACGACAATGGAAATGTTATTAAGAATTGGAAAAAGGTTGATAACGTTTGGGGATTGAACGAAATATACAGTGTGTCATCTAAGGAAGATGAAAACACTACGAGTAGAGATATTTTTGCTGTAAAAACTCGTGAAAATAATCAAATAAGTATTTTGTTTGCAGACGGACATTTCGGAAATTTACCTAAAAATCTTATTCGTGTATGGTATAGAGTTAGTGAAAACTCAACATATGTATTGCGTCCTGATGACATTGGATCAAAGAAAATAAATCTCCAGTATACTGGAATCGATGGAAATATATACACTCTAACACTTACAGTTCAACTTAAGAAAAGTGTATCAAACGCTAGTGTGTCAGAGTCACTTGACGATATAAGAGAAAACGCACCAAAAATATATTCTGCGCAGGATAGAATGATCACTGCTGATGATTATAATAATTATATATCATCACTGAGTACAGGTATAATTAAATCAAAAAGCATAAACAGAACACACAGTGGCCATACTCGTCATCTTGATCTTAAAGATCCAACAGGTGAATATGGTAAAGTTAGACTATTTGCTACAGATGGCTTATTAAAAAAAGCCGACAATACAAAGACTGATGTTGCGAATAGCCTGACAAGTTATTCAATATTTGAGAATTATGTCAAGCCACTTTTGTCTGATCATGAATTGCTATCACTGTATTATGATAAACATATAAATTATTTCTTAAGCACTAGGGATGCCTTCCCTGGAGTTTTCTATTGGAATACATACGACGGCATGACAGGATATATTACGGACGCAACATCCAATGTGGTGGGAAATAATAATGAAAGCATTTATACATATTTCCTACAACCTGGGGCAATGGTAAAATTTGTTAATGGTAACAATGTTTACTGGGCAAGTGTTTCTAAAATGTTTGCTAACGGGTTGGGTGTTGACAATAATCTTGGAAACCCAAGCGGTTTGACAACCACTGGGCAGGGCGCAATCACTCTTGATGTTGAAGTGCCTACTGGATCAACGATTGAAATTATATATATGGCATTTTCTAGACAGTTCACTACAGATGAAAAAACAGAAATCCTGACCGAAATAGAAAACAAAAGAAATTTTGTCATCAAATACAAACCATTTAATGGTACATGGCAAACAGCGATCAATCCAACTATTTCGTCTGCTCCTTCGCAATATAATTTTAATGGTAACGAACCTAATGACTGGATGATCCTTTTTGAATACACTGGTAACACAAATGCCGAGACAAGTAGATTTAGCTATAGTATTACAGTGCGTGGGGTAAGATATGTATTGGAATCATCTCAAATAAGATTTAGTAATACCAGTAATGAATACAGACTTGATGGATATACTAAGAAAAAAGTAAGAGACACCATATTGTGTTTTAGAGAAGGAAATGAATTTGAGAAATTTTATGTATACGGATACGATGTTGACGAAAATGGATATTTCACCCCAAACCGTGTTAATTTGTCATTAATAGATGATGATGAAAACTCACGACCTGACAATCCAGAATCATTTACTGATATTGTTGGCGGAGAAAATACTCAAATAGCTGATCAAAGATTTGAATGGACACACATTCCTGCTGTAAATGAATTAATAGATCCTAGTTTTAGTAATATAATAGATGTGTTTGTATTAACTAATTCGTATGATACAATTTATAGAAATTGGCTATTTAATGACTCAAATTTTACAGGTGAGCCACTTTCACCAACAATAGATGAATTAAATCAACAATTTTCCGATGTTGCATATAAAAAATCAATCAGTGATTCCGTAATTTATAGACCGGTTAAGTATAAGGTATTGTTTGGTAATAAAGCATCATATGATTTACGGGCAAAATTTAAAGTTATAAAGGTAGCCGGAACAAAGTATACTGACAGTGATATTAAATCAATGATACTAAAATTAGTATACGATTTTTTTGATACACGAAATTGGGATTTTGGAGAAACATTTTATTTTACTGAATTAGCATCATACATCCATAAGAATATGACCAATATTGTAAGTAGTTTTGTTATTGTGCCAGACGATCAAAACAGTGTGTTTGGAACATTGTTCCAGATCACACCAATGAGTGATGAGCTGTTTATACCAGACGTATCACTAAGTGATATAGAAATTATAAGTTCAATCACAAAAGAAAATATTAGAGCAATAGGATAAGAATATGTCAGATTTTAAATCAGATAATAACGAAAAAGCGGTAAACAAAACTAGAGCAGGTCGACGACCAGTAGTAAACATTGATACATCTGAATTCTTACCTAAGACTTTTAGAACTCCGCTAAATCGTAAATGGTTAGACGCTACACTAAATCGGATGGTTTCAAAAGGAGATCTTGAAGATATTCATGGCTTTGTAGGAAAATATACTGGAGAAGTACTGGACAAATACGACGATGTATATATTAACACTGGATACGAAAATCAACTAAGCGCAGCAATTGTCTCTGAATTTAATGACGTTGTGGTAGACCATATATCAGGCAATGATATCCTTAATAATATCAATTACAATTTTGAAAACTATTCTCTCAATGGCGCATATAATAGTCAAGCATATGTTTTTGCTCCACCCATCAATATTGATAAGTTCTTAAATTACAGTCAGTATTTCTGGGCTCCTATATTGCCAATAATTGAAATAATTGATAATAGTGCTCCAGAAATTCTGGATCCTACTGTTGTATACGCTGGCAGACCATTCGCATCATTTACAACAACTGACGGTCCAATAACATTACATAATGGTATGATCGTAAAATTTGTTGGTAGCAGATGGCCAGTAGACATTATTAATAATGTATATCTGGTAACCGGTGTTGGAAAAAATATACGTTTTAAAATTTTAACAACGACAATTTCAGTTACTGATATTTCAGAGACATACGATCTGGAGTTAGAAGTCTATACTAGCGTAGTACCACATACAGACAAAATATCTGGAGAGTTTTCTGTTAATAATAAAAAGGATTATATAGTTATTAATAATTCTGACGAAATTTCGTCTGCATGGTCACGTGCAAACTATTGGGTTCATAGAGAGACATTATCATACATTCTAGAATTGAATAGCTCATTTGATATCAAGTCAGTCTTAAAGACAGAAAACCAAGCTAAACGCCCAATCATTGAATTTAATCCATTTATAGTTATGATGGACAACGCATATGTTTCTTCTGTAACAAGAGATGAGCCAAAATTAACCCATTACAAGGGCAAGGTTAATTATCTTCTAGGAGTCAATCATTTGCCAGACTCTGGTTCTCTTGGAGGTGGTAATGCGCAGTATACTACTGTCATTGGAGACACAGTTGAAATTAATGGTGAATACGTTAAGGTAGACAGTTTAGTCGCATATCAATTGGATTCATATTCAGGTGAATTTGGAATATTCTTAATTAAAAGATCCGGCCAAGTAGAACTTTATGAAAATCTATCCCCTAACAATACATTTACAGTAATAAACGATTATGCATCTGGTGGCACGTATAACCAGCGAGATCTTTATGTAGATCAGGATTATCGTTTCCAGATATCTCAAGTAAAACTAGCACCAAATACTGCGCCAATGTTTAAGCTAGCGGACAAAAATAACGTATGGCTAGACGATTTCGACAGTTCAACTTTTACAGGCAGTAAGATCTTTTCTTATAAATCCAGTAACAGTTCAATAATTGACAGCGAATTGGGTTTTCCGCTCGCGTATAAAGATGCTGGTCTAAAAAGTGAAATATTATATGAAAACAATATAATAAACGAGAGACACACTTATCAAGAGGCATCAAGCAACGTTGAAAAAGAAATCAAAGGATACTATTTCTTTAAAATAGGAAACAATTTTTATTCATCATATTTCCCTTCAGCATTTTCTTTAGGTGCTAAAGAGCATGTTCAGGTAATTGCAGATTCAGGTTCAGATGTTGTTATTCCTTACGGTACTGATAATTGGAGCGTTAATAAAGAATACCTTGTTTTTAATTTAAATGGAAAAATTTCAACCAGCGAAATTTTAACAGAGGGCAGTTATAATAGATCTAGAACTAATCAAACAAACATCACTTTGGGCGGCGGTAAGACATATACATTCCATAATTTACTGCCAGATGAAGAACTAAAGTTTTGGGATGTAGACACTGGTAATGATATTGAAACAATACCTGGCTACGAAGTTACAGTAGTAAGAGATGGTCCGTACATATATCTCCAGGTACCTGAATCATTTATCAGTCTGAACATCCTTTATGGAACTGTAGATATTAACAACAGAGGCATTATAACAGTTGTTCCTAATACTGAAGATTTCTATCACCACCTTTACGTCAATGGTGTACATTTAGATGTAAGTGCGTATTCAATTAGTTCTAATTCAATAGTTATACCGTCTGCTCAATTAGTCGATGGTAAAAATATTATTGATTTAGAATACTATAGTAACAGCAATACAAATACTGGCAATACTGAGCTTCCAGAAATTCATAACCATAATAGTAATAATCTTCCACTCAGAGAATTTACTATTAGCGATACGCATGAACACTGGGAAAGTTTAATACGTTTTACACCTGGTTTTACGGGCCAGACATATGGAGAAAACAATTATCATCTATCACTACAAAATAACGCATATGGTGGTGAAATATTCATGCATGAAGATATTAGTATTATGCATGACTATGCCTTTTCAAGTAATGAATTAAACATTTCAACTGCTATAGAAAATCAAGCAGCTGATTGGTATTCCTTTAAGAAACGTTTTATAAATCAGGTTAAACGAATTGCTATTAAAAATAACATAGAGTCAGTAAGTAAACTAGTTGACGATGTGTGCAATAATATTATCAAAGTATCAGATAATAATAATCTTCACGCAGACTCCAATATGTATTTCCCACACAAGAGTCATTATAGAGAATACGTATATGTTCCTGGAGATACGTATAGATCCGCAAACGTACACTTCAATATTGACGAACACAAACAAGATCATATTTACATCTATGTTGTCCACAATCGCGATTCTGATAATATACCTGTTGAAGAAATGCTTCAATATAATATTGATTATGAGATTAACGGATCAGTAATAAACATTAGTAGTGAGCTGGTATTGAATCCTTTCACCAATGGTGAAGATATTAAAATAAAGATATATTATCATGACATGGATGAGAAAAGCTATATTCCAGCCAGCATGACAAAACTAGGACTTTCATACCTATATAGACCACGTCTGATGGGAAATAAAATTATCTGTCACGACGGTGAGGAAATAGAAGTGCCTGGGGGTACTGAAATATTTAAAGTTTCTGCAGAGGAGTTCAATCCTCTATTAGCTGCACTTTATGATTTAGAAACAAAGATATACACTGGTATCAAGAAAACAAGTTATAGAGCCACATATAGCCCATTAAAATACTTCTCATCACAACACAGAGGACAATGGTATTCTCGTAATGATGTTGACGGTTATATTAAACGTTATTTTGATCTTTGGTTTAATAAATCAAATTACACTGATTTAAATGATGCTATTCATGTTTACAGAGATGAAAACGATGCATGGACCTGGAATTATTCAAGCATTGCTCTTGATGAACAAGGGCATCTAAATTCATCACTACCTGGGAATTGGCGCGGTGCATATGTGACATTGTTTGGTACATCCACTCCACATTTAACACCATGGCATATGCTTGGATTTAGAAACCAACCTTCATGGTGGGGTGAATTCTATAGCTGGACAGATCCAATCAAAAGAGACAGGCTAATCAAGTCACTGAAATATGGCATTGTGAGCCGTCCAGACGAACAAATAGTACAGGATCTTTATTATGCAAGATATTACTGGGATTTTGATACAAAATGCCCAGTAGACACAAACAGAGATTTAGTAAGTCCTGATTTAATTTTAGGAGAGCCTGGCGATAGTAAGCTAGATGAATTTGTATTTGGTGATTGGTCGCCAATTGAATTTATCTGGAGAAGTTCTGTTCTTGGACAAGCTGCTCACCTGGATGCCGTTATTAAATTGTTACCTGCAAAAGCCTGGACTGATTTCTTTAAAGTTGGCCAGTATATTAGAATGCCAAATTCTGATATGATAATTGACAAAGAATCTGGACTCTTTATATCAAATCTTGACATGAGATATCACGACGATTCCGATGGTAAAATGGTGGGAACCGTTATTATTAATAGATCAGACAGCGGATTTCCATCCGGAACAGAAATATTGTTTGTTGGCGGGACCCCAGACACTTCTGCAACTGCTACGTTAGACATAGACACAGATGGAAAAATAGTAGCCGTTAACTTAACAGGACGTGGCTATGGATACGATTCTAATCCTGCATATCAGTTTTTGTTTCCTGAAGGATATGTTCCATCCGGCGGCATGTCGCCAACAGCAGAATTAGAATTTAATATGGTCACATCTTCTAATTGGACTATGGGAATTAACCACCTACAGCAGAATTCGATTAAAAGAGAAAAACTCAGTAACCCAATCCAACTTGGTAATATTTACCGTGGTTTAGATACAAGACTATTACAGGATATTGCAGGTTTTACAAGAAGTGACCTAATTAAGGTAGAAACAGAGTCTGGCGCAGCTGGTAAACATGTTCTGTCTAACTCCGATTTTAACATTGTTATGAATGAAAGTTCTCCTAAAGATTTATATATTGCTAGCGAGATTTATATTACTAAAACTGATAGTGGTTATAATATTTCTGGTATAAGCCCGACCAAACAACAATTCAAGTTTTTTGAACCAGCACCAATCAGTTCAAATGATTTTGTTCCTGTTACTGTAAACAATAGCTTTGTTGTTAAAAAGTACAAAACATTTAGTAGCAGTGTCTCGATAATCGAGTTCAATTCAAAACTTGCCAGAATTCAGGATGTTTATAATTTTATTAGAGGATATTATTCATATTTGGAAAGTGTTGGGTATGTCTTTGTAGATTCATATGAGGCAAAAGCGATTGACTTTGCAACATGGGCATCAACGACAGATATAAATGAAAAATATACAGTAGCCATTGGAACCAGCGTTTCTTTTGTGGCAACAGGCGGCGTTGCCGCGGAATATGGAAGTATGCCAGGCGGAGTTAATAGTATACTCGCTTATAACGAAAATGGCGAATTAGTAGAAATTAACTACAGTGATTTATGTATCACAAGAACAGACAATTCTATACAGATACACCCAAGAGGTTATCCTGTAGATCTAAGTGAACCAAGCGAATCAATTGTCACATATACGTACCAGTCATCTACAAGTACACAATACAGTGATATTCAAGACATTAGATCAGTTTCAAGTAAAAATGCGGACAAAATTGCATGTGTTGCAACCGCTGTGATTGAATATGATCATGCAATAATCTTTAAAAATACCACACAGTTTAATGAAATAATTTACGATGATGTAGTAAATCACAGACAACAGCGTTTAAAAATTTCTGGGCAGCGTACCAGAGATTGGGCTGGCGTAAAATCAGCGCCAGGATATTTAATTAAAAACAATACTATTATACAAAACTATGACACTGCGGTTTCTGACATTAGTGACATTTATAATCTTAACGTCACAAAATTTAATAAAGATTATGAGGCAGCTGAATTATTAACAGTGGGAAATACACTTAAAGACTGGATTAATAATTTAAACTTGGCATCAAATACATCTTCAAAACTATATCAAGGATTGATTAGAAGAAAAGGTTCTAATGGTGTCCTAGGTATTATGAATATATCAGACTTAATCCACGGCGGCAGAGGGCGTATAAACGTCAATGAAGAATGGATGTTTAAACACAGTAGTTATGGAGATACAGTACGTGAAAATGCTACTGAGATAGAATTAAACACAGGTATGTTTGTTAATGATCCAGTGGTTATTAATTTCGAGGATCCTAGTATTGTCTTTATAAACAGACAATCAGATCAGGAATTCAGAGTACGATCACAGGATGAAGTAAAACTATCCTTGCCAGTAGCAGGAAATCTTCAGAAAGGCGATGCTGACTATACAGCATTTAAAGTTGAAGAATTACCAAACCTATACAATAGTGATTCAGTTTATGCCAATATTCCTACATGGAGCCCAAGAAAATCTTATAGACTGGGCGATACTGTACGTTATAAAGGAAACTTATGGGAAGCCAGTGAAAATATTTCATACATAGACCAGTTATCACCACTGGTGTTTACTGGAACAGAAGTTGTTACTAATACACAATTCACACACAGAAATGAAATTGATGATCCCAACACACCTTCAGCTGAAATAGACGGTGTAAAAATTTGGTTTGATAAAACAGGTATTACTTGGCCAGCTATAACAGTAGAAGGCGATCCTAACCCAACCATTACATCGCCAACAACGTTGTATGTTGCAACAGGACCAGCATCAAACGATACTATAGAAATACCATTGGAAAAATATATAAACGTAACAGTTGTAGATGATACTGCCATTTACGACGGTAATCCATATGTAACTACAGTTTCAAATCCGTCTAGCTCTGATGTAACTGGTGAGACAATCATTATTAATGGTGAAACAATTAACCTTCAAGACTTTGGTACAGCAGCATACACTAATTCATCTGAAAATCTTACAGGTGTAGCAGCGCAACAAGTTTATACACTTACAACCAATTTAACGACACATAATATAACCGCTATAGAAGTAGACTCTGTAACATACAATACTCCTGCTGACTGGACAGTGGTTGGACAGGATATAACGTTTACTAATCCAACGTTTGTGGGCGGCGAAGCAATTGTAGTTAGCTTATTAACAATAAATCCAACCAGCTATAGTATGAATAAGGCACAGTTAAAAGACGCAATAAACAGCAATACGTTGGGAAATGTTTTCTGTCAAAACCATGTTAGTGATGCTACAAAACTAGCAATAGTTAAAGACGTTGCGGGTGATATCAATAGTAATCTTGTTTTAAGTGGCACTGGACTAACACAGTTCGGATTAAGTGCAGGGTCAACTCCGCCAACTACACGAATAGATTCAATAAACACTACAACGATGGACATTGACGACATACTTGCTGCTATAGACCAAGTTAACACCACTGGTTATGCATTTAGTAAAACAGTTGATAATAGGCTTGAAATAATAAAGTTTTCTAATACCAATTGGACTGTTAACACTACACTAGAGATAAGCGGTCCAGCACAATCGCCACTTGGATTGCCAACGTCTACAATTGTTGGTGCTTATTCTGAAACGGGTATTACGTCTAGCATCAATGACGTAATTCAATATATTAATGATGCCAGTATACCTGGAGTAACAGCATCTGCGATATCCGGAAGAATACAGATAAGCAGCACAAATGAAGTTCTGGATTTAGGAAACAGAGAATTCAATTCACAAGCCACACTTCCAACAGGAGTTTACTATGCTGATATTGGCTTTGTTGATAATGAATTTGTAACTTCTCAGTGGGGAGGATCTCCAGTAAACGTTGATGATGCAGCAAGATTTAGTGTCTGGCTAGCAAATGATGCGGGCTTAGAGAAAACATCAACAAACGGCGTTACTTCTAAATTCTTTGGATGGAATGTATTACAACCGCAAGTATTCCGCATGTGGGCTACAATTGATGCAGCAAACGAAACAGACGACGGTAACGATGCAGCACTAACACTGTACACTGATGATGATCAAATAAGAAATATAGACTCGATGAGAGTTGGTGACTATGTGCTGGTTTTAAATTCAAATACACAGCCAAATATTGATGGTATACATCGTGTAACACGTGTGAGCGCAACTGACAAAGCTACATTCTATATAGATAAATTTATCGAAACTTCGGGTAACTGCCAGAGTGTAATGGTATTGAGATCACTTCGCTTTAATACATTCACAGGTCTACAATCTACACTAAGTATGCCATCCTTCTACAACTGGCAAGTTGGTGACAAAGCATGGGTTACTGAGAATAATACAACCAATAAAGTATATGAATATAACGGATCTACATTTGAATTAGTATTTGAAAATTCTGACAGAATAGATAGTGATCAAATCGAATCTGTTCTTATCTACAATGGAGACATTCAAGAGATAGGAATAGAGTTAGAATTGTTTGATCCGATTAAGGGATACGTACCAGGGGTTGCTGATAGAGAAATAAACAAGAAATCAACTGTAGACCTAGCAACATATAATATGTCAAATGACGCAGATTATGTAACAACACAGCGCGGTGCGTGGGGCGATGATGAGGTAGGAAAAACTTGGTGGGATACAAGTAAGGTAAGATACTACGACTATGAACAGGGTGATATAGATTATAAAGTAGATATGTGGGGGGAACAATTCCCAGGATCATCTATAGATATTTACGAATGGACAAAGAGTAGTGTTCCACCAGATGAGTGGGAAAACGTAGTAAAATCTCAATCAGAACAATACGGTGTAGAAGCATCTGGGGTAGCTTATAGTGTGTTCAATGCAGCAAGCGACGAATACTATTATTACTATTCATTAATTCAAGAATGGAATGAGAAATATGCTAGATATGATGACGTATATTATTTCTGGGTAAAAGATAAAACTACAGTATCAGGAAATAATAGAAAGTTGTCAACAAGTCAGATGGCAAGTATAATAAGCAATCCAACAGCCAATGGAATATCATGGTTTGCACCAATTGGATCATCACAACTCATATTGGCAAATATAAAAAACAGTGTCAATGATATAAACAGTATATTGCAAATATCATTTAAATCATCCAAGCCATCACACCAGAGTTGGATTACACTAACAGAAGGATCAGACTTGATTCCTGATTATTGGTATATTGGTCTGAACGATAACCTGCAGGGAACACAGCGTGTAACTGGATATCCTCTACCAGATCTTGACATTCACAGATTTAATCGTTACGGAGATAACAGAAAGATAACATCAAATGGCGATACGTTTGCGCAAGGTTGGTTTAAAGATCCATGGCATGCAAGACGAGAAGCAATAAAAGTTATTAACCGTCTATTAAAGAATGAAAATCTTCTGGATGATCTGTCTGGGAAATGGCATAGAAATATAACAAAAACTTTATATTTCTTTAATGATGATACTGTTTATGGGACATCAATTGACGATGTGGGGATAATTGACTGGCCGTATATAGGTGCGACATTCTATAATACTGACACAGATACCTTCTATACATGCACAAGTTTTGATGAATCTACCAACAATGCAGAATGGAATATAAATCCAGGCTTCCAGATGGTTAACACTTGGAATTGGACAAGCTATATTTCAAAACAAAGATCAGATGATGCGCAACCAAGTATTGAAATTACTAGCCCAGCTAGTCTGGATAGCATAGATCCAGCAAATCATAGAGTTGTTCTACTACGTGTTCCTTACGATAGTACAGGATTGGAACGAGATGAAATTTACGAATACCTATTTGGTAATTGGGTTCTGGTTGAAAAGAAAAACGCAACGGTTGAATTTAATGATCTAGTACATAACAAGAATAATGTTTATTCATGGGACATATTTACTTGGGAAGGAGTCTGGGACTTTGATCCTGGATTTATGATGGGTTATATTCTCAAAGCATGTCGTGAAGATTTGTTTATTGAACGATATATAGACAATTTTAATGAGTTATTCTTTGCAATGATAAAATACACAGCAAGTCTGCATAATCAAATTGATTGGTTCTATAAAACAACATATGTAAGACTTGATATTGAATCAAGACTTTCAAGCGATGTTAAGAAATATACAAAGTCACATGTTTCTGAAATAGAAGGATTTGTTAATAGTGTTAAACCTTTCCATACAAAGATTAGAACTATATTTGATAAACACACTGCAACAGAAGAAGTGTCACTAACTATTGAAGAACTAAATTCAGGTAACAAGAGTATAGATATAAAATTTGATCTATTGGATGGTGTATATCAGACTAAAGGGACTACATATCTGGGTGGCATATTTACTGAAGAACCAGATGAAGGTCTATTCAATGAAAACGATCATTTATTTACAGTAGAGCCGGATGACACTTTCATTGAAGATGTGACAGCATTAGAAATGAATTTTGGAGAGGCATTCGACGCAGCATATAACTGGAATGACACATTAGGAATTGAAAGACGTAATCTAGTAGAATTAGTTCTGACAGAAAACTTAGCTATTAACGTTGTAACCAATGTATCAGGATCAACCGATGACAACGATACTAGAACATACGTTTACATTAAGAATAATTTAGCCAGCACCGCAAGTTATAGTTTGACAGAATCCAATGCTACTACTATAGTGGGTGATGTCACACAGGATGACGATGTTATTGTTTTAAGTAACGGCGCCGCATTTAACGCACTTGGCGGATACGCATATATCAATGGTGAAGTTATACAGTATATGCAAAACGACAGCGGCACCCTATATGGTGTAAAGCGCGGCATTGGAAATACATTAGCTAGATCACATGTTGGCGGAACACAAATTATAGATATCACTGATATGCAAATAAGCAGCAATGCGGCATTCCAATCAGACTGGTTCTACGATGATGGATACTATAAAACATATCCTGGTTACGATGTATTCTCAGAAGAGAGTATACTAAGTAATAACGCAGTAAACCTTGAATCAATTAGACTTAAAAACACATCTAAAGGGGTACTGGTATGATGCGGGCATTAACTAGTATTTTAAAAATAGCTAAATACATTAGCGGAGATTTATGAAATGAAAAACACTTTTAACGATAATTCATTACTTAGTATTGATGGACATGTAATTATCAAAGACCCAGATTCTGGTGAAGTATTGCTTGATAAGCATAATGCTATCAACTTTGAAAACATGACTGTTGCAATTGCACATTTGTTGGCAAATCAATACGATGGTAGTAATGCTTACTTTATAACACGACTTGATTACGGAAATGGTGGCACATTTATTGACGGTGTCGGACTTGTGTCATATAGATCTCCGTTAGTTAGTGGTGAGTCGGGTGGAATGTATAATAAAACATACGAAAAATCTGTTAATACTGTTGATCCTGAAAATAGTATAACAGTTGTACCATATGCATCAAATAACTATACAGACATTGTATTAACAGCAACACTAGATTGGAATGAACCAGCTGGTCAAGCACTAACTGATACATCATCTGGTGATGGCGTTACAGACTTCATATTTGATGAGATTGCTATAGCTACAGAGGCAGGCCTGTATTTAACACATCTAATCTTCCATCCTATCGAGAAGAGCGCTAACCGTAGAATACAAATTGTTTATACAATAAGAATAAGGGCAGGAAACTAATATGGCGTACAGAGTAAACAGTTTTAATCAAGACACCGCACTGCTAGTTCAAGATGCTACCCTAAACAAAGAAAGTCATCTGACACTGGTTGGTAAAAACTGGTATGGCTATGGTGAAATCATGGCTGAAAATTTGTATCATATAACAGAGAACTTCGCAAAAGAATCAAATCCAGATTCAGCTAAATCTATCCGTGGACAAATTTACTATAATACCGCAGAAGAAAAATTTTATTATTTTGATAAAAAACCAACAGATGGCGGCCAGTGGCGAGATATGAGACTCGGATCAGTTATTCCTCTAACTATTAAAGACACTGGTAATAACGACCACTATGTAACAATTATTGCTGACGACAATAATAATATTATTTCTCTTGCATCTAACGACTCTTTTGATATTAGAAGTGATCAGGACAGTTTACCATACGATGTCTATACTACATTTTTTAATGTGTCATCATCTACGTCTCCAATCGGTCGCGGAATTAATTTAAATCCTACCGCAGATTATAAATTCCATGGTACTGCAACAAGCGCACAGTATGCTGACCTTGCAGAATATTATAGCAGCGATGCAGAGTATGAGCCAGGCACAGTACTAAAGATTGGTGGCGAAGCAGAAGTAACACAGACAACAACAGCATTTTGCCCAGATGTATTTGGCGTAGTATCAACAGATCCTGCATATTTGATGAACAGTAATTTAGGCGGAACACGTGTAGCAGTTGCACTGGAAGGCCGCGTCCCTGTAAAAGTTATAGGGCAAGTAAAGAAAGGTCAACGTTTATTGTCAAGCGAAGAGCCTGGTGTAGCCAGAGCTCCAACAGATTATGAAATGCAAGAGTATATGGATTGGTATCGCATTGTTGGCCGCGCTCTAGAAGACAAAACAACAGAAGGTATCGGTTTGGTAGAAGCAGCAGTTGGGGTAAAGTAACCAATGGCGAGTCCACCAATTTTAAGAGGTAACAAGATAACAGCCGCACAGTTCAATGAACTAGTTGCGCTTTATCACACCTATTGGTCGGATGATAATCCAGAATTAACTTTTGCCGCTTTGTTGGCAGATCAGTCTGAAGATAATATAGATTCACACGCAACTGGTTGGGGACAACAGGCGGTTGAACCTACTGTATCAATAACACAGACAATTACATCAACACATACAAACAGACTTATTAACCAAATCAACGCCGGGTTGTTCCACATTCACAGTGGTACAGATTTTGATCTAACCAGTCTAACAAAATATGCTCAAGGATCTGTTATATATTATGAAGCATATAGAAGAATTACTGAAGCAACTGATTATATAGAAACACAGAAATTAAATATTGATACAAATGGGTATGGTAGTGAGCTTGTAAATGATCTAG